TGGTGGGGTGTATGCCATGCTGTGGACTGAAAGTGGAATTGACATTTGGATTTTTAGGAGAAACACGGATGGTATCCCGGATGACATTACAAAATTGGATCCAGATCCCAAAAAATGGGGAACGCCGGATGCGCATTTTGATGCCTGTGCATCTCCTGAAGCTTTACAGCCTATGAATCTCGTGATCAACACAACATTGTCTGGAGATTGGGCGGGTGGTATATATCCAGGAGGGCAAGAAGCGGCGGATAAGTATGTACTAGATGTTAATAATAATCCCGCCTTTGCAGATGCATACTGGCTCATTAATTCAGTGCAAATTTATAAACATAAGTAAATAAACAACTTCATGCCTATCAAAAAAGAGTACATTATTACTATTGTTGTTGTAGCTTCTTTGCTTGTGATTACGGGTCTTTACTTCCTTATTCGCCATTTAACATCATCATCGGTTCCTGATCCAGTTCCTGATCCTTCGATAGACGCACATTTACCACAGATTGTTACAAACACAGATCCTCGTGATTTCCATACTTTGTCATCCACTGACCAAATCCGTGGTCGGCTTCTTAACGGTGATTTAGTAGATGATAATGTGGTAATATCTCCTGGCTTGTCTTCAGTCAGTGATCTTCAAAAATATCTGTTTACTTACGCTATGGGACATCCGTACTATGATGCACCTCACTTTGGCCACATCCAGGGTCTAACCTGGCAACAATATATCCAGGCATTCCCATCATCCTTGAGATTAAGCCAGCAATCATCTAGGCTTCAGTTATCACCAGATGCAGTGCTTTTAGTGCAAGAGCCGGGTGTGCTTATTATTGATCAAGACTTGGATATTCGTGGATTGGTGGTGCGGCATGGTGCTGTGGTTTTATTCTCAGATTTGACTGATTTAAGTGTGCGAACACAATTTATATTAGTTGAATCGGGCGGGGTATTGCAAGCCGGGGCCGATGGCTATCCTTACAAGCATCAATTGAAATTTTGGTTGAGTCATCCTCCTGAAGGCTATGGTGTTATGGGTTTGGTGGCCTCAGAATACACGTATGAAGTTTATGCACCCGGTGTTCGCAAAGATCTAGATCAGCAAACATTTTATACCGGATCAAACATGGCCTTTATGAACACCTTTGGTTGTAAGGTCATCGCGGTCGGTTTTAATGGTAATTTAACTCTCGTTTCTGATTTAGCCACTCCGCAGCCCTACGTTGGCACCTGGCGCGCATATACCTCCTCAGGTGAAACTTGGTTGGATTATCATGATTCCTTGACGTATTTTGATACAGACGAACAAGTGACGGCTGATTTGGTTAACGTAGAAACAAAGTATCATCCAGTTTGGTTACCTTTAGCCAATCTAAATTTCAAGGCTGGAACTAAGACGCTAAAAATTGCGGATGGAAGCGTTCCTTGGAAATCTGGAGATCACATCATCATCACAGGTAAATCCAATCAATATACAACGTGGGAAGACCCTCAAGGTTTATTGCCGTTATGGGTTAACAATGATTCCAATTCCGAGCGTGAAGCTAATCTTCAAGCAAACTTGGATTTTGTACGAAAGTTTTCTACTACTTCTGAAGAAAAACGCGCAGATAAGTCAAATGGAGTTGAGGTAGCAATTATTGAGCGGGTTTCTGGTGATACTATTTATTTAGTTGACCCGCTCCAATTTGATCATGATTCCACACATACCAAGATTTCAAGGGATTCATCAAACGTTAAAGCAAGCACAAAAACTATATTCGTATCTGATGGCCTTCACGTGGGATTATTAACTCGTAATATCTCTATAGAATCTGAATTAACATCTGGAGGTACGGGTTATGGTATACTTGAAGGAACACTGGCTGAATATAATGATCAGTCTGGACAATGGGCAGGTCCCCGATCAACTGTGAGATGTAATGATATTGAACGTGCAGAATATAAAGCTACAGATGTGGCAAGCACTTGCTATATTAATCGTCCAGTGAATAACTTAGAATTTTGTAATAACATGCAACCACCACCAGTGACCAATGGGTCTTGGATTTTCGGCAGCGCAAGTAAGACTGGACCCAACAGTATATTTGCGGGACATACGATGTTTCGGTACGGTTCTGGAACGCATTTAAAAGGTGTGGAGCTCACAGTCATGGGCACCACTGCGGGCTTTGGTTCTGTGGCGCGTTATCCAATACATTATCATTTATCGGGATGGTCGGATTCATTCTCCGAATATCTCCCGCCGGCAAATCAACCGGAAGTGGGTAGTAACAAAATTGATCTTGACCCCGTTCTGTTCAGGCGCCGGCATACATTTACGGATGGGTCTATTTGGAGATCCTTTAATCATTTTGTTAACATGCATGGTTGTCACGAAATTAACTTTAAGAACAACGTATGTTTTGTGAGTTTCGGTAACGGTGTATTTGTTGAAGATGGTACCGAACTTAATAATACGATTGAACATAACTTGTTAGGATATTGTTTACCATGCGTTTCAGATACGTACTATAATACTATCCCGATCATGCCTGTGGTAAGTGTTGATACGAATTGTGGAATGTCCGTGATATGGCTAAAGAACAATCAAAACCGTATACTAAGAAATATTTGTTGTGATTCACCATCCCCCACCATTGGAATTTGGTTGGCACCTCAATATATTGGATACTTAAGAGGACCATCTACAGTGTGTCTTGGCGATCCTATTCGTAAGCTACCTAGTCTAGCATCTAGATCCAATGCCATTGGAGATCGCGGCAGGCAAGCATGGCTATCTCAACATGAAAATACATGGGAATCGGTTAAAGATGAGGTAGGGCTCAGCACTCCTTGTTGGTTACCTGAGGATATTTTAAATCAAGACTTAACTACGGGATGTTTGTTGTACACTAATAGCAATGATACTAATCCCTACTTGTTGATGGCGGAAAACGTTTGTTATTGTCTCTTTGGAGGTATATCTGAATTCCCAGAGGCTGTTGAACTACCGGGTCCCAATTATGAAGGCTTAGGACAATTTGAAGGTGCACCTGGTATTGCGTATGGGACCGGAGAATCCAAAGTTGGTTGGATTAAACAACCCATGTTTATTCCTTCCAATGGTCAAAATGCATGTAGTGATGAATTTGCCCGAGCTCCCTACTTTGAAACAAAATGGGCAGGAGGTAATGAGTCTGGAGGACTTGGATATGCCTTCCAACCACTGACATCCGAATGGTTACAAAACTATGATCAAAAAGGTTGGACTAAGACTCAATTAACGGGCGGGGCCATATTACCCAAGATTTTTTCCAATATATTAACTTACAACATAGGCGCCGCTACAGATCTCTGGGGATGTGCTTTATGGACTAAACAAGGACCAAGTTGGCTTATTAATTGTTGTTTCCTGGAAACCTCCAAACGTGTCAGAGACAAGTTTGACGGTTGCTTTGATGTAACATGTCCAGTGGGTGAGGGCTATGGTTTCAGGTTTACCACAGGGAGAAATAGTGATGGTTTATCGGCGGGTTTACCTTGGAGATCCAGTGCGGCCGTTATATCTTGCGGAGGTGATGGAAATCAATCCATGTATTCAGCCATTTATCCAGTATTACATAATTTAATTGTTAATGGTGGTACGGCTTTACCAAGTAATCCCACGGTACTCAGTGGCTCCAAAACATTTTTTGGTAATCAGGTTATTCTCATGGAAACTGAATATAATGCGAAAAGGTTTGAAGCGGCGTGTAACACCTATTACTGTTACGATTGGCCACAAATATTTGAAGAGTTTATACCCAAAACGGTGTGGGAAAATAGGCAAAACTTACAAGTCCAAGGCTTTATTGACATGGATCGTAAGCGTGCAATACGTTTGGCACCCGGTGGAAGAAGTGAATCCAATTTAGGATCCGAACCAACACAAACCTTATGGAGTTTTTCCCAAGACCAGACTCGAAAGTATCCATATGTTTGTGGTGAGGATCATAGACTCTTTCGTATTGGCTCACAAACTCCCAACCAACCTAATTGGAGAAATATTGTAGCAAACGCACAGACACACACCTTTTTATCAGATCAGGGCATTCAACTTGGGGATACTATATGTGAATATTTAAGCCATATCCCACCATGCAGCAACAATATTGACAATAGTTTTACTGGAAGTATGTGTTGTTACGCAAATTCTAATTGTAATTAAATATCCATAGACACAGTCTTTTCTGCGATTTTTCTTTTCTTTGAAGCCGGTGCATGCACAGTCTCTTCTTGACAAAATACACACACCCGGTGATAATCAAACCAGCAGCCTTGACAAATATACGTGAACGTAGCACATGAGGATCCCGTACATTCCTTGCGCGAACATTGACAGGCATGATTTCCGCAGATACAACATTTATCAATGCAGTCGTAACACTCTTTGATCTTGCAAGTAGAGCAGACTTGAATACTTTTAGTGCAGGTAAAGCAGATACGGTCCAAGCAATATTTAGCACCACATACAGGACCTTCACATTCTTGGCCACAGGTAGGGCAAAGTAGATCTTCTTCTTGACAAGATACACAAACGGGGAGGGGGTCGGGTAAGCATTCTTTGCAGGAGTACATCTGACATTCTTGACAAGCCCTTTTGCACAGCTTACACATAAGGCATCCAGCCGTAAGGCAATGATCCCAGCAACGCGAACAGACTTGACATCCGTGTGAACCGGCAACACAGTTATTGCATAGGACGCCTTGACACAATTGACAGACCCATGCGGTCAAGGGGGACTCGACATCACAGGAACACTCATGGCTGCGATGAGACATCCTAAAAAAAAGAAATGTCACCAAATCACATGAAATGCCAACAATTAACAAAAATATATAATGGTTGAAGAGGGATTCGAACCCTCGCGCACTTCAGTACATCAGGACTTAAGCCTGGCTCCTTAGACCACTCGGACATTCAACCAGAAACTTTTAATAAACAACAAAAAAACAAAAAAAAAAACAGACAACGGGGCGATTCGAACTGCGGAGATACAGCACAAAAGGTGATATTTCATCTTAATTAGGTATGCTGATGTTGTCTTGGTCGTATGAAGTTATAAATTGACTTTAATAAAATCCAATCCTGCCACAGCATCGCAAGGGTTGGAAGATTTGCTTACAAGGGCATCGTTGGGTTGGGGGTAAGCGGCGCCTAGGGTAAATCCGAACAATGCGCGTAGGTGCGGGGGCGGGTGGATCATTATAAACTCCTAGACCTTGGGAACCAAAGCCAATCGAGCATTGACTGAGTAAACCGAATGACATTTGGAAATTTCCGGGTATTTTATTTATAGGGAACACAATAAAGGTTCCAGCTCCAGCACATTTTTTGTTGTTGTTGTTGTTGACTGAATGGGATGTTTTTGGTCTTGGTTTATGTATCCTCCCACAACACCCTCACTGTACGCACATGCTTGCAAATCTGAATCTCCCCCCTCACTGCCCGTACATTGGAAATCGAAATACTACAAACCTTCGTGTCGTGTTCCTTCTCATGTGCGTTTTTTTATAGATCCTCCTCTGCGCGCCATGTCTCTGTCCGACGACGAAGTTCCAGCCCTGCCTCCGGCCCCCGTGGAAGATCCGGACCGCCAATATAATATCCGTCGCCTGGGCGCGTTTTATCGTCGACGTGGTGGAATGAAGCGTAAAGATCCCTCCACGGGCAATTATAAACGTGCTGGTGGCAAGTTTGTGCGGTTGAAAACCGATGCTGAGTTGAGTGAAGTACTTCATGACTTTAAGCGCGTATGGAATGTCCTCTACGTTCACATGTACTGGGAACACTCGGAAGCACCGGATATGTACTGGGTCTGGGATTTAATCTTGGATAATCCAGAATACTTGAAAGAACACTGTCAAGCTTCTCTGGGGCCCAAGCTTGCGCAAATCTTTTGTTGTGCAATTGATCGTGAAGTTGAACATCGCCAAAAGATGAAGCGGCAGCAGCGCATCATCAAGCGCCCCAGGCTCAGCAGTCCTGAATAAAATTCTTATTTGTACCTGTCTAAATATCTATCTTGATCATATTAGCCCAGCTTTTAAAGTCTTCTGCGATCTCCGGGTGCGCCCAAATCCCAGATTGTTTGGTCTTAAAGATTTGGTCACGCGGCAATTTAGTGTTTTCATGCAAGCGCGATACTAGAATATCTTTGCGCCCTGTGCCCAAGTACTCCCAGTACAGGCGCTGTGAATATATTTCTAAGTCTCTTAGATTTACAGGTTTTGGTGAAGGTTTTGGTAAAGGTTCCACTTGGCTGGATAATTTGCAACCCATTTTAGTTGTCCTTTTTTTTTAACCATGTACGCAACAATATTTGTATACTTTATAAGTATGAATTTACTCTGGTGGCGCTGGTCGTTTCCTGATTTTCAAGTGGCGCTCTTATTGTTGTCCCTGGGAAAGCAACTGCCACTGGATGCAAGTTTGGGGTGGGCGCTGACTTTGTATACTCTGGGTCAATACCAATGGGGTTACGGTATTCTGGTGGGGCTGTTGATAAGAATGGAGTGGATGCCAGTGGAAATACGAAATTATATTAACACTCAAATGGTCTGGAATGGTTGGAGTTTAAGCACATGTGCCTTAACTTTGTCGTATGCTTGTATGGAACCTCGGATCTTCTTCAGCCGCAGTGTATGGGTGTTCGTGACATTATTAAGCTGTGCCTCCTATGTGAACACCACCCAACACAATAACCTCCAAAAATTCGTACTAGCTCTGGCTCTCAAGGCCGCGGTCTGGACTTTTTGGACTTTACTGAACCCCAGCACCATGCGTGCTAACTTTTTTGGTGTTTGTCCCATCCTGTTCTTTAAATAAAAAAAAAAATTGTTTCCATTTCTTCCAGGATGTGGGCACGGTTCTGGGTTCGGCATGTAGCGCTGGTGTTATTACTTAGGACCTGGTCACTGGGCAACTGGCAAGCCGCAATGCTGGTGGTTTTGTTGCCTCAAGAGATTGTTCCTGTCAAGTACATACTATGGACCATAAGTGTGTGGTCTTTATCTGGAAAACGGTATACTCTGGGTTGGATTCTAGGTATCATGATGCGCATGGACTGGATGCCTGTCCCTCTGCGGCAGTATATTAACCAAGATATGTACTGGAATCACTGGACGGTACTACCTTGTGTGACATCTTTAACGTATGCTTTAATCAAACAAAATACGTCCTTGTTCCTCGAGTACTTGGTCTTGTTACAGGCAAGTTTACTTTTGGCTTGTACTTGGCCGCGCAAAGCTAACCGGTTAAGTTATCAAGTCGGACTTCGTGTCTTAATATGGTTGATTTTTACATGCTTCTTTCCCCAGCAACTCCTGACTAACCTAGTGGGTGTTTTACCAATAGTGTTCGTAAAGTGGTCTTGTGTAACAATTCCGCGTTCCTTAAATTGTTTGGATCGATGGGCCCTCGATCATGGTTGGATGGCGGGCAGACTTTTTAAAAAAAAAGCTCAGTAAAAAAAGAAAAAAGAAAAATTGTTCATGTCGGTATCTTATGCTTTAAATAAGTGGTTTGAAGAGATCTTATCGGCAACCCGCAAGGATTATAAGCAAAGGGTTAAGCGTAAGTATAGCATTGGAGACTTAAGTGCTCGAGTAAATCAACACTCTGCAATCACACACACTTACCATCAAATCCGCTACGCTAACAAGACGGCACAGACCTACATGCAGGATGTGTTACGTCGGGGTGCTAGTGGAGATTTAGGTAACGTGTGTATGGCAGAGCCTGTGGGAGACTCCGCAGCCATAGCGGACATGTACATAAAGGCCACGCGGCGCCGCAGCCGAGAAGCTGAGGTTTTTCGGCGTGATCTTAAGCGTGAATTTCAGAAACCTGATCCTTTAAGTGATAATTTTAAGGCCAGACTAGAGCGGTATCGTAAGGCCGGGATCTTGCAAGGGGACATAAAGGATATCGAAGAAGAACACATTCGGTACCTGCGCGACACTTACTTACCACAACATATCCGCGATGCACTCCGGCCAGCCGATGATGCTAAGCATGAAAGTAAGCGTATTCGCGATCTCGTTAGGCATATTCAAGATGCTCAGCTCAGAGAAGAGCTGAAAAAGGAGCTAGAAGATACACCAGATAAGGAAGATATTATTAATCAGTTTTTAACGGATCGTTTGGCGGTATTCGGAGGCCAGGTCGGCGCTGAAGTGGAAGCAGAGCTCAAAACAATGGTTCCGGGCCTCGATATCAAACATCAAAGTTCCATGAACAAGTGCATCATTAGTTTGTATTACAATATGAAGCAAGCGTTGGCCAACCCTTCCAAGTCTAGTAAACAAATGAGCATTGTGAGAGGTCTAGACAGGCGGACTTTACCGGCTAGTTGGGTGGCCATGGTAAGACCCGAGCGTGCTTCTATAGCCCTACGTCATGCCGTGCGAATGTACGCTTCAGGCCTGGCGATGATGGCTAAAGGGTTCCGTGAAGGTCCAGATCCGGATGTTGAGGTCCCACTGGAGATTCGAGGCTATAATATGATCGTAAACGCACAGGGTCCGGGCGACCGCAAGTGTTTTGGAAAAGTAGTGGAACATCAATCTGTTTGTTCTCAGTTGACCCCAGATCGAACCTGTGCAGCGTCGGCCTTATTGTTAGCATATTTTGAAATCATGGATACTTGTATGTGTCCTTCTCCACCACTAATCCTCAGGTCTCATTTCCGTGTGCAAGAATTTTATATTGATCCAGACAATAAGATTGAAGTCTATGATGTTAAGCAGTATAATACCTGGTCTGCAGACAAAAAACAAAGTTTTCGTGCCGCCTACCGACGCTTCCAGCAACGGTATGAAGCCTTGGGGTTTACCACCACAGATGAACCTTTAGGGGATACCAAGGAGTATAAACTGAATTTTAAGAGCTGGGGGCCTAAGGATGAAAAGGGTGAGGACACCCCCATTGTGGCCAATCCAACTAGGGTCCGTGAAGATACTTTCTTATTTAGATTCTTGGGGAGTTGGCGACCTCCGCGTAATAGATTAAGTATTGATCAAGCGACTGCAGATGTTTGGAGGGCGCATGAGGTTACTCGCGATTACGATCCAGATTTTCACGATGTCTATAAGACGAAGAGACGACCAATTGAAGCTTGGAACGGTATCACGGATGAACTCTACATGGAGGCAAAATATGTCAAGGCCTTGACTGACCGCCGTATTCACTTGAACCATATGACCATTGCCGAGTATCAGGAATACTTGAGAAATCCGGCGATGATTGACAACAAGGACTTCAAGTTGACAACTCCGTCTCAGCGATCCTTTAGGCGTCCGGATTCTGCGTTAGCTTTTTGTAATATTCACCACCGATGGAGTTCTCCAGTGGAAAGCAAAGATGGCGAATTTGGGTACATAACCTTGGACGATGAAGAAGAGAGTAAAAAATTTATGTTTACAGAGTCAGGGCCTGATGGTTATGGGATCCAGATTCGAGACGGTTGGCGGGATGCCTGGGACGAAGCAAAGGCCTTGGACGATGCTGATAAAGCCTTAATAGCCGAATACGACGATTTAGAGCGTATGCCGCTGGCTATATTTCCCCCACCTCCATTGTTTAATCGCATGATCCATCCTCTGAACTACGAATCGTTACCTTTACAGTACTTCCAGACTCTAACCCGACAGAGAGACTTGCTTAACCAACCCAATAGTTTACGTGACGCGGTCGGAGATGATGCGCCAGTATGGTTTAATCATGATAGTGAGGAGAATGATATTGTTTTTCCGTATCCTCTCATAACTTTGAGTGGTAAGTTGTCGGGTTCACTACCTATTTTACCAATGGCTAAGTTAAGCAAAGATGGCCTAACCCAAATCGCCACGGATCTTTATACAGTGTACCCAGATCCTGAGAAATTTTGGGATATTCGTATTAGCTTGGCGTGTTTATTAACCAAACGCGGAAAGGTCAAGTTGGAGCAAACCATAACACAGGCTAAAAAGGCACGAGGCCAACGTGGGAACAACAATGCGAACAAACCCATGAAGTCAGCCGAGCTCTGGGCTCAATGTAAATCCACTGCGTAAGTCTTGCGGTTACAGTGGGCTACTTTGCAGGCTTGCTCAAATCGAAGGATGTACTCTTGGACTGTGGGATGTTGTGGGGGTGTTCCATAGACATAGTAACGCCGGATCTCTTCGACCGGCAAGTTATGGCGACGCAAGCCGACTTCATTCAACTTGTAGATACCCAAGATCGGATGATACAACGTAAAAGGTGGAACGTGCTTGGTGACGGCCGCATTCATGCCAATCATTGTGTAACTCCCGATGACCACTCCCTGGTGAACAGCAACATTCATGCCCAAGTTGGCATGATCTTGGATGTGAACAAAGCCCGCCAACTTACAACCACTGCTAAGAATGTTGTGGTTACCCAGGATGCAATCATGATTAATGATGCAATGGGTCATGATATAATTTCTAGTTCCTAGAGTCGTGGGCCTTCGGCTCCCATTGTGGATAGCAGTAAATTCACGTATAATATTCCCTTCACCCATTTCCACAGGATATTCCCGATCTTGGTAGTTAAGAATTTGAGGTGATCCACCAATACTGACTGGTGCCGCAACACCAACTTCCTCCACATCACTGACACCTGGTGCGCTCATATTACTTTTTTGTAGTTGTATGAACCGAAAAAAATAAAAAACGTTCTATGAAACAAACCCTTACAGAACAATGCCGTGTCGACATCACAAACCAAAACGAAAAAAAGCAAAATTGAGGCGAGGCAAGAGCCTTGGGCGGCCTCGTGTTTTAGCTCATGTGCCCAACAGATCACCGGGTGCGAAAGGGTATATAAAACGAAAGATATCGCGTAGACGCCCAGCCCCAGTTAGAACAGTTGCCCCACCATCCAATTCCCGAGAACCACGTCCGGCCCCAGTTAGAACAGTTGCCCCACCCTCCAAGTCCCGAGAACCACGTCCGGCCCCAGTAACTTCAAGCCTTCGCCCAGCTCCTGAACAACAACCTTTAAGAGCTGTGGTTAAAGGTGCCAGAGTATTTAGGTTTAACTGTCCTAACTGTGATGGCTTAATTGAAGTGGAACACATTAATTGTGGTATATTTAGACATGGGATTAGGCAAGTAACGGGTCAACAGTTAAACCCCCACGCCTCCAAGAAAGAATGTGAAGCTGAGCCTATCTTTGGTTGCGGCAAACCTTTTCGATTTGATCCCATGCGTGGTGCGGAAAAGTGTGATTATATATAAAAAAAAAACACAAGAACATGAGCATTTGGAACCGACATCAAAATTGTTATGCCTATGCCTTCAATGACCCCACAGAGCGTGAATGGTTTAACCTACAACCTGGGAATGAATCTGGTGTGCATAAGCGCGGACAGAAAGCAGACTATGATTGTGACTTAATGCGTTTTCGTGTCCTGAGTGACAATGGACATGATACCTTTTTCTTGGATGACTGTGAAGAAGTGTGTCCCGATGGTTACCATAAGATTGCAATGGCTGTGGACCCTGGTACAGATTATCACTTCTTTCGCCAGGATGCGACTGGACAGTGGTCCCATAAGTTGGGTAAAGGTAAGGTATACAAGATGTCCATACATCCTTGGGAGTCTGATCGTAAGTTTGGTCGCTTTCATTATACTGACTTTTGTGGGTGCCTGTGTACTTTAAGTGATGGACAAATTGGGTTTGGGGATGCGGAATAAGAAAATATTTTCTTGGCTGATATAATAAAAATTCACAAGCCTATTATGTACGGAAATTGTAACGCTCGTGTTGCCTGTGCTACTAAATCAAGCCTAAATGAAGAATCTACTGGCCAATCTGCCTATCGAATGGCTGTACAGGCCGTCATGCGCCCAGGGGCCGTGGCTGTAGGAACTGGTCCGGGTCCTGGGGTTACCCCTAGTTACTACGGGGCTTTGCGTAAAAGGATCGGTGGCTATGGGGGCGTGGGGGATCCCGTCCTAGCCCAGCGTAGTTGGTTCTCTTCGGGTTGCCCTCCTACGCGATTTAATGATATTGAAGATACTCAGAAGAAACCCATCGTGTGGGTGAATCGTTGCGGCGCAGCTATCAACAAAGGTGCCGGAATGCAAGCTGTTCATACCCGCAACCAACTGGTTAATTACGCATCCGTCAATGAGCAGGACATTAGCGGCATGACCCATATGATCGGTGACCAATGGTCTAATGGTTATCATGGCCTTTCCTCGTTTGGGGGCAATATTAACACCCGGCTGAACGAAGCTTGTGCTGTGCAGATGCGGTATGCTAATGCTGCCTGTTCTCCCATTTCCCGCACTAGCTACGGGTCTTATGGTATGTAAAGTACACACGAATTTTACTTGGATTGAAAGTAATTGCGGATATCACAATGATCATAGCGAGGCAGGCGCGGAATTTTGTAACCCTGATAACCTAGCAAGCAGGCCAGATCGGCTTGTTGAATCAAACGGTAACGTTCCGATAATTCTTTCCTGACCACCCAAGCGTTGTAGTCTTGACAGTACTTGTACATGTCGCGCAGAGTAACGTGCGTAGCATAGGGTAACTCGTGAACGCGCTTAATGTTTGCGCACAGCAAAGTAAAGATGGCGATGTTGCTGCGGATCGTCTTGGTACCGTTATCTTGAATATCTTCATCCAAGATGCGCTCTAAGATCCGCAAAAGCCGGCGACGCGAAGTCCCATGATCATTCACGTACCGCGCTAGGTTTTCACCAATAGCGTAGAAGACGGCCTTGTTTAACTCCCGGATCGCCTTGTAAGTCGCGCCACTAGAAGTCTCCGTAACGCCACGTAGCGCAATGTACCTGGTAGGCATCGATTCCGCGTCCCCTTCTTGTAGCATCTTGGTTTCCATATCTCCTGCCACATCCAGGGTATGCTTAATTTCCGCTAACTTGCGCTTTCTTGAAAGTTGAAGGACGCGCACATCTTCATCTGGGTCAGCTCCCAGAGTTCGGATCTTGATCTCGAGCTGACTCTTTTTATCATCCCAATAAAGTTGATCTTGTTCATGCTTAATTCTTTCGTTTTCAGCCTGTACTGCCGCGTCTTGCATTTTCAGTGTAGCTTCTTGCATACTTAACGCCGCTTGCTTCTGTTGAACCACAACCTCTTTGATCTCCCGTTGGAGTTGCAGAACTTGGGATTGCCATTGAGCCGCTGTCGCATGCGCTTCCGCGAGCTTGCTCTCGTGTTCTTTGCGATCCATCATAGTATGGGTGATTATGGACCTCGTGCCATGCACTTCATCAACGCGGCGAGTGACATCTTGGATAAGACTGGCGTCCCCAGAAATGAAACGAGCACACCAAATGGTCATTTGAACAGCAAAACCAGCATCCAACCACTGAGCAAGGTGAAGTGCAAGTAACGGGTGGAACCACGTAATATCCGGACTTCCTTGTCCCGTGCGTTGAATTTTTTTCAACTAAGAACATGAGAAAATAATAGAAATCATTATTCCTGATTTCTAACAAATGTGGAAATAACCTGAAATTCACTGGTATTTAACTTTAACATGGCAGCGGTTTTGAATTTTACTGCACTTTTGGTGGCATTATAAGCGCCAAGGCGTTTTTTAAACATTGTACAAATTGCCGTGGCATCCACAAAGCCATCGGAAGCCCGTTGCTTGATTTTATGTCCTTGGAAGATCCGAGTCAAGAATTCACCAAGGGCAGTGTTGTTTTTTGTTTCACGCAGTACGAGAGCCATTTGTCAAAGTGGAAAAGTGGCGGGGGAAACAGAATTTCCCAGGGTTAACCCCCGCGTTTGTATTTTATTCCGCTGTCATTGTCCTGTAGTTAACAAAAAAAAAGATGAACGTGGGCGCTGACAGAACCAAAGTTAAGGAGATCCGGTTGACTGATAATAGTCGGTCACTCCAAGATCTAAGTGAAGATAAAGTCCGCGACTTGGTCTACGAAAATAATACAGAGTTTGTGCCACCTCCGGGCTTTAATCCTTTGCCCGTGCAAAATGCGGATCAAGCCTTCATCTTGTACCACGTTAGCCACATGGAACAACGTCCCAGGTCGAGGGATCCGGCTTTCTGCTTGTTAGGCGCGTTCCGGGATCAGGCTGAAGCCATCAAGTTTGCGGGTGAACATTATGCGGACTCAAAGTTTGCGGTCTATGGTAGTCCTGCGCACTTGGCTTGGCCCATCCGTGTTAAGTTCGAGGATCAGAACGACCAGAAGAGTAATATTGAAGTTGCCGATGCCATTGTAAAAGCGCACGAAGCCCATGTCAAGAAACGGCAAGCTGACCACAAACGCAACGTAGAAGAGCGCAGGACGGGGACGGGTGGTGAATCGATCAAGGCTCAACTCCAGAAAAGCCGGGAAGAAAGAGTCAAGGATCCTGTTAGCCAGGCTAAGTATAACAAGTGGGCCGAAGAAAAAGAAGATCAAGAGTCTACCACGTGTCGCTTTACTGCGGATAAGTTAATTCTGGGTCAACGCTTCGCCGTGATTATTGTCCTGGACGACATTCGGCCGGCAACTTTGCGCGGTGAACAAGAGGAAGAACCCTTGATAACCTTCTTGTTTGCGTCGGATGATGCCAAGGTCTGTGCTGACTACGGGATGTATACGGCCTCCAAGATCTACAAACACTGTGACTTGAGAGTAGTGGCCATGTATACGTGGCTCTTCCCGACTTTGATCACGGAAAATGAGATTGGAGAGATTAAGATTGCTAATGAGCGTATCCAAAAGATTGTGAATACGCAGAGAGATACAGATGCCAAGTTAGCCAAGTTTGAAGAATTTTACGATGAAAACGATTTATTCACAGATTTACCTGCCGCAGACCTAGCCCCTGGCGTCACAGACCTAGCCCCTGGCGTCGCAGACTCGGAGAAAGGTGCAGAACCTGTCCTAGAAGACGTGGATTAAAGACTTTTACATGGTTATCTTGCCCGGTGGTGCTCCGGGATCAGAGAGTTGGAACGTCTCTTCGATATCCCTGGAGCTTGCATTAATAGCTTGAGTCAATAAACGATCGTATGCACAATCTTCAAGTTGTGTTTGCATTTGTTGTATCAGTAATTCACCACGTCTCCCGCCAGATACAAGCTCATTCAATAGTTGCTGTGGTGTCATGGTGGCCTTAGACATGTCACCGTCGTAAGATAAGTAGGAATAATAAATGTATACCTTAACATGCCAAGGAAAGGGAAATCCTTTGTGACTACAGTTCCGGATTCCGCGGGCTATGGCTTGTGCCAGATCTGCACGACTCATGACCAAGCCAGCGATGTGGATGGCTCCGACACCTTTTAGACTTAATCCTTCCTTAAATGCCGCACCATAAACAACGAGAGATGCAAGTTTACCACCATGGTTTTCTTTGCTGTTAAACATAGCTACAAATGCCCGAAGAGCTTTTTTATCTGTCTTTAGCCCCTCGTGTAAGACTAAAATGTTTTTGTAGACGGTTTTCTTGTGGTCTACCCTTTGACGCTCTACCTTGCTCTCATTGCGTTTCTGGGCCGGGTTAAGAACAGTATAACCATACATGGCTGCAAACCAGTTAGCTACAAAATATAACAGCCTTGTATCCTTGGTATCAACAAATAATATCTGCTTAATTTGATGAATACGTATCCGGTCATCTCTGAACTTTCGTATACTAGCGGTCCTAAGAGCTTCAATCTTGCCAAAAACCCTACTTAATAGTGGGCTGTACTTTTCAGTAATTTGCTTCGCCTTTCTGACATTAGGCACGGTGGAGGCTAACGTTCTGGTGCTTAAAGTTGTTCGTTGTTTTTTCATTCTATTCATTTCTTGGGTGCGCTTACGGGTACCACTAAAACTGGGAAAGATAGTTTCTTGACGCAAGCACTTCTCCACTGCTCGCTTTTTCTTCTTGTCCATACCCCGGGCTAAACCTGCATCATCCAAGTCCTCATCTTCCCAGAGTGTTTCACTCGGTGTACCAAACAAATCTTCGTCCCAATCGTATTGAACTGTTTTTCGTGGGCTCTGTGTACTGTCTGTTTTGGTTTCGTCCAACATCCACAAACCGGTACGTCGATCATACTTGAGGCTGGTGTGTTGCTCAAAGCACTGTCGTACATCTTGTTCTTGGGTAGGTGAATAATTGACGTCCACGTAAACAATTTGGGGTGTTGCAAAGTGATTTGCATCTCCCATGACATTTAAGTACGATATGTGGCCGTTCAGTAACTCTTGAATTGGACGCAAGTTGGTAATTCGGTCACCCTCAACATACGTTTGTTCAAAATTACGAATCATAGCAGGGTAAATAGTGTCACTAAAAGTACGACGATACTCTGTAGCCGTCAAGCCAGCATATTGCAAATATTCATCATCGGTTAATAGTTTTATCGCCCTATCTTCAGATACTGTACAGTTCAGTAAGTTGATTAGATCCACAGGATGATTTACCATGGGTGTAGCCGTCATGAGTAGGACTCTGATGCTACGGTGCTCTGGATGGGCTTCGTGGTAAGCGTAAGATCGCCAGCAAGCCAATGTAAACATTAAAAAGTTTCCATTTTGGTCAAAGCTAGTATCCATAAATTTGTGGGCTTCATCAATCAGTACAAAGACATTACCCCAAGGATCTTCGGGATTGTATGGCTGAGCTGCTTTACCTAATTGACTCCATTGTTTGATCGTTTTGGCCCCTGTTTGTGTTACACCAGGATAATCAGCTCGGGCTGCACGTCCTAGCTCTTCGTACCCTCTTTTCGAAAAAACTTCGCTGAACCTGATATTCATTTGCTTAGACCAAATATTAATACCAAACTCTTGTAATCTTTTTGCTGCGTTGGTGCCCTGCTTTCCTATACTCTCAAGTATAGCTGGTGTAATGCGTTGGTTTGGGTTTTCTTGATTGTACAGCTCCAGAATACTACTGACACCTTTAACATGAATGTATTGTTGGATGTTAAAATCCATATTTTGCTGAAAGGCTGCCTCTAGCAAGTAAGGATTCCGGCTTAATAGTTGCTTAGTTGCTACCATCATAATTCGATACCCTACCCGCGCAAATATAGACATTATCAAGGTACCTAAGGCTGTTTTGCCAGACCCGGCAGAGTGATCAATCAAAACCCCATAAATACTTTCATTGAATGGTTGAAAGTAGTGGTATCCGAAAAGCTGACTAGGTGTGGGTACGATAACGTCACACTTACCCTGACCCATAGGTTTTAGGTCCTCGGCTTCCCATTTGAACCGCGCAAAATTCTTAGCCACAAACCTTTGCAAGTCGTCACAGCTTCGGAAAGCCTTGAGATCAATCACTGGAGGTTTGCGATCATAGATGATTACGCAAGGTCGTGAATCTCGATCAATCGAACATCCTGGAGCCACCTCAACCGTCTCAACCTTGGCTTCAACATAATCACGAAAGTCATGAAACAAAGTATTTGTAGTATTGCGCAACTCTGCCTCTCGGGTCTCTAAGTCTTCTAAGAAGTCCATTTGGTCTTGTAAGACTTTATCAGCTTGTTGAATCTCCTGTGCCCGGTATGAACCCTCGGCTTGGTACTCATTCAGGGCCTCACCAACTTCGTAAGCTCTGTCTTTTAACTCTGTTACGGCGTACGAAGCTCTTTCTACCATCTCTAGACCTTCATCACTCAAGCTACGACCCTCAGCTCTTTGTTCAATCCGATCCAGGGCACGTTGGGCTTGAGACAAAATCTTAGTTAAGTCTGTGTTTGCCGTGGCTATATTATCTTTAAAGTTTGTCATCTTTTGTTGCTCCAAATTAATGGACCGTTTCAAGTTTGACAAGTTTGTCTTAGCCATAGTATCCTTGTACCGCTTGACCTCAGCTTTAAACCCGGTTAATTGACTTGTAGCATCTGCTCTGACTTCTTCTATGATCTCCGCCCTGACATCAGCAGAAGCATGTGCGGCACGGTCTACGTCTTGCTTCCAAAAGTCCATACCGTCTTTATAGCGCGCGTTAAGGTTTTCTCGATCTTCTATTGCGGCTGCAGCCCGTCGAGCCCGGTTGTTGTAGTCATCCCGATTGAGATCCACAGTTGGTAATTGAATTGAATTGTTGATTTTTTCCAATTCTTCCATCCACTTGGGAATCTGTACTTCCAACATTCTCTGTACAGGCTGTCTAATTAGATTGTCTGCCATTGCAAGTTTTTTTAATTGTTAAGACTAGATAAAAAAATGTGTGAAAAACCACCACCTATACCTATCCAACCTTCGCTACCCCCACCAGAGTATCCCCAAAGTCCAACCTCCCTACTAGGCCGCTTACAAACTAAATGGGACCTGGAGGATCGAGAGATTAAGGACAAGTATACACACTTACTGGCCTTAGAACGACAATCTCTTAATACCAAGATTGAATGTGCGCGTTTGGAATTTGAGAGAGATAAAAAGAAACTCGAACAAGCCCAACAAGAGGAACTCGAGGAAGCTGAACAAGCCAGAGTTAAATTAATTGAAGCTTGTCTTGATAATACACCTCAACACCCGTTCTGGAAATTATTGTTTAATTAAACAAAAATTATGTGTGGAATTACAGTAATGTTAAGTCGTAAGCCCTTAAAAGGCCAGGTTATGAAGGATTCTTTACGTTGCATGGAAAACAGAGGTTATGATAGCCTGGGGTTTATGGCGTATAGTGCGGGCCAGGTCCATAGTCAGAAGAGTACCTTCTTGCAAGACTGTCTGGGACGTATTCCTGACGAAGCTACAGTATTTATGGGACATACCCGCTGGGCAACACATGGCGCAGCCAAGGCTTGCAATGCGCACCCACATCAAAACATTCGCGGAAACGTATATGCGGTTCATAACGGCATTATCCAAAACTATAAGGATCTACGGCGATCTGACATTAAGTACAGTTCTAGCACCGACTCTGAAGTCCTAGTTAAGTGTCTAGAACAGGGTACGGCCCATGAACTAAAGGATATCCTGGCAGTGTGTCAAGGTTCTTGGGCCTTGGTCCTGGTTAACCTAGATCGGCCCAACCAGATTGTTCTGGCGCGACACCAGAGCCCTTTAGTTTTAGGTTACACGGATGATGCAGTATATGTGTGTTCTGAGATCTCGGCTTGTCCAGAAGATGTAAAACACTTCACGGCAGTACCAGAGGGCGCGATTTTAGAAATTGAACTCCATTCTCACGGAAAGTTTATGGTTAAAGACGATGAAGCTATCATGCCGCTGGCCCAGTATCACGTCGATGGTCAGTTTACGGCAACTTTAAGCAGCCCGGATACTCTCCGAGTGCCTTACTTGCATTGGACAGAACAAGAAATCTGTGCGCAGACGTATTACCCTAGGGAGTCTGGGCTAGTCCGATTGTGTGCTAATTCCTTCATTCTGGGACAGCTCAGACAAGCTTCGCATATTTATCTGGTAGGTTGTGGATCTTCCTTGTTTGCGTGTAAGTTCGCGGCGCAACGTTGGCGTCAACAAGCCCAGGGTCGCATGACCATACAAACGTGGGATGCCAGCGAATTTCATGTTAGTACCGACTTTGTGGGTGCGCATAAAGTGTTGATCCTGGTATCCCAGAGTGGTGAAACCCATGATTGTGTACAGATCTTGAATCATTTACCAGCGGAAACCTTAACTATAGCTGTAGTTAACGTGGAACATTCCATGTTGGCACGGGAAGCGACCCTCTGTGTGGGTCTGGAAGCCGGTAAAGAACACGGAGTGGCAGCCACCAAGAGCTTTACGTCCCAAGTTTACACTTTGGTCAGCATGGGAGACCTAATTTATCTGGAACAATACATCAATCATCCTTTTCCTACAAATGATACCATCTTGGATCTTCGGAGGCAGGTTAAGAGTCGCATCCTAGAGTTGTGCTTAGGTCAAAACGATATATACATTCTAGGGAGTAACTTTAATTGCAGTATTGTGGGTGAAGGTGCCCTCAAGATTCAAGAACTAGCTTATATTCATGCTCATGCCTTTCATGGTGGAGCATTGAAGCATGGACCCTTCGCCTTGCTCAGACCCGGAACCCCGGTTTTTGTTCACGCCTGGGAAAGAGATGTCCGGGCGTTATCCACCATTCAAGAATTACAGGCCCGGGAAGCCCAAGTTATCGTCATCACGAATGACCCCAACACAGATTTTGGTGTGGTTAGAGTGTATGTGCCAAGTGAAAGTCCTTGGTTATCGTCTCTGTGGAGTGTCATCGTGTATCAATGGTTGGCTTACCTGTTAGCCGTTCATTATGGTCATAATCCAGACCGACCTCGGCATCTGGCTAAGACTGTTACGGTAGAATAAAAAAAACACATCAGTAAAAAAAAGGAAATGAATTGTCACGTTCTACTTCCAAGTCGAATGCCTAGTCCAGAAGACCGAAAGATATTAAAAAAAATCAATGACGAAACCCGTAATATAGTGTGGAAACATTACGCAAATGTGCCACTCACAAACAACGACATCAAAGAGAGGCTATTACCAATAGACAAGTGGTTAAATGATGACCTAATGAATGCTTACTACTCATTAATCGAACAAAATGTTGATAAATATAAGACGTACTTACCCAACGTGTTTTTGTTAACTAAGTTACGAAGTATAGATAATGAAAAACAACCGGAGTCGAAAAAAATAGAAAAAAAAACGGAGCTGGTACAGAGGTGGGCTAAGAGGGCGTATGATATGGCACCCGAGTATGAAACAATCGTGCAAAATCTAGAGCAAATAATTCTTTCCGTAAATGTCGATGAGTCCCATTGGGTTACCTATTATATAGAGCCAAAGAAGGGTGTTATTACGTTTTATGATTCATTATGTGGCAAAGCAAATCCTGTAGATCTTAAGAATGTGCGTTTCTGGTTGAATTATTATTTCCCCGATAAGAAATTTACCGACACACAAGGGGACTCCCCGAAACAACCTGGAGGTTCTAACTGTGGCGTATATAGTCTTTATAACCTTAAGTTTCTTGCATATGGTTGTGAGATAACACGAGAGTCATTGGGTGAACCAACTAATGCCTGGTTAAAGCGCTTGCGGGAACAACTTGCTATAGAACTCATGACAGGAAAAATACACGGTGTGGATCAATTGCCAGGGCAAACCCCAAAGCAAGCTAAAATACCAGGCGACGAGGAGGATGACGAAGACGAGGACGATGATGGACCGATACCACTACAGGCAGATGAAGATGAGGATGACTCTGATGACGAAGACGAGGATGACTCTGATGACGAAGACGAGGATGACTCTGATGACGAAGACGAGGATGACTCTGATGACGAAGATGAGGATGACTCTGATGACGAAGACGAGGATGACTCTGATGACGAAGACGAGAAGGAGCTTGTACTTATCCCTGAAGATTTCGAATGGCCTTTTCGCTTGCCACCTCCGCCAAGGACCATACAACGGTTTCTACAAAACGATCTTAAGGAATTTCGACAGTACTTGTTAGGTTACTTTAGTTATTGGAAAGATCCCGAGTACATTACTAATATCTTACAAGCCCTGCAAACCTTTATTAACACGCGGTCGCGCACCAAGTGGGAATACGCTAGACAAAAATATTCCCGAATTCCCGCAATGGACATGGGCCGAATCGATGCCGAAGGGAAGCGGACATATCTAGAAGTGAATTTACAGTATCTTTTGCGGCAATATTTTCCACGAAAGTTCAAAAAGCTGACTTTGGATCAAGAAGTGAACTTGGTTGGTTACTTAAAGCCCAACTTAGTACAACGCTGGGACAATGACCTAGATGACGATACAAAGTATGCTTACTATCTTTACTCTTGGGATCAGAGCAAGCGCGGGGGAGCTTATTGGGTTTATGGGTTTTGGGCGTACAGCGAGAGCATTGACGGGACCGATGAGGATCGAGGCATCCTTGACTATGTATTCATGACATGGTTAGAGCCGAGAAGTCGAGAGTCTATACTGGGTTACATTTACTCGACCACCATGCAAGAAGTGAAACGAAGCGAATATGACCGACGGCCCCGACTAGGTCTAATCCGCCTCGAACTTCGAGACGTACCTCCCAAATCTTTACACCGTATTGATGATCAGTTTGGCCAAATTATGATTGAAAGCGCGCCATCGCACCTCACAATCCGCCATCTTGTGGGTCAGTTAATGCAAGACGTGCAAGCCATGCAACGCGAAGAGAAACTCCCAATTATCAGGATCATTTTAATTAGCGGTACTGATGCGTGGATTCAATTGGCGGTGTCACCATATTTTAAATTTGAAACAGTTCACTTGCCAAGTGAGTTCCCTGAGGGTGTTCATGTGTATGAACAACCCAATTCCTATCGGTTGACTACAAGTAGTCATGCCCGTTTACCGGATCCTTTCCCAGTTTTTATGTGGCCTTAATTAGTATTGGGATAGAAACAGTGTACTGGGCAAGGTACAGGCCACGGAGGTACTCGGGGGTACCATTGATATCCATCCACATTGAGGATACACACGTAAATTAATCCATGTGGACCCCTAAAGTACCATTTGTTCCAACCTGGAATATTTTCATACATATTTTTTTTTAATTATACCAGATCCTTTTTTTTTATTCCAAATCTTAATGTGAAATTTCTTGTAAACCAATATGTTTGGGTAGGATGGGCGCTGAGCTGTTTAAGCTATCAATGCGCATCTGGATTTTTTGTAAAAAGTTGTCAGCGGATTGTCGATACTGAGCACGTTTGGCTAGCTCCATACGAATATCACTCATAACATCTGCGTATCGTGCAGAGATATCAAAGTGTGTCTGACTTCGCTTGCCATAATTGTAATACTGGGAGGTCCCTACAAGTACAGCAATGACGGAATATGCTGCGGCATTAACAATCTTCGCGGTTAAATCCTCATCACAGCTATCAATTAGGGCAGAGATAGGTACCATCATCAGCGACAAGATAGCACCTGGATAACCCCATCTTGTGTCCAAGTCATGAAAATGATACCCTGCCTTGTTGTGGTTATCAATGTGTTGCTTTAATTCTTCTTGAAGGTCGCTAAATACACGTTCAATGTTGTGTGTCCAAGGTTCTTCCTGCCGCGGCCGGTCATGGAGGCTCGCCGATATGGAACCACGTTTCACCATGGCAATGGATACGTCAACGGGGTGATCGACTTGCGGGTCTTCCATTTTTTTTTTCTAAATGCTAGTTCAATAAATTTAAACTTTCTAATTAAAACGCAGAAATGCGCATCTTATACCGATTTAAGTCTGAGACAACAAAGATTCGGAAGTGGGAGTGTAAAAGCAACCGGTGGATGATTATTAGGTATGAGATTGAAAAGCGACACCACTTGCATGAAGGGCGTTCCCACATTACAGCCACACTAGCCAGCACGGGAGAAGCTTTAACGGAAAGCAGTACATTAAAAGATGGTGATTGTATCATCTTACAACGTTTACCCACACCTACTTACTTACAACCTTACGTCCCCAAAGAAATCGAAGATAGGGAAGAGCGTGAACAAGCGCGGGCCTACGCTGCTAAGATGTTAAGGCAGACCAAAACCTTTGACAATGAGGAAGATTTTAAGTTGGAAGTAATGTTAAAGGCGGAAGATTACATCGGCAACTGGCGTCGAAAAAATCGCAAGAGACCTGCTGTTCATCCTTCCGTATATGGTGACGGTTTACCACCGTGGTATGAATGTCTACATTGCGGTGCCAAGCAAGATCATAAAACGGAGATGTGTAAAGATCAAAAGAGTACCTTTATCCCTTTACGTAAACGCCGAGCGCCAAGTGGAATTCCCAGCAGTGACCTACGTCCAGCTACTGAGGAAGAAGCCAGAACCGTGGCCATGAGGACAGCGGATGGACGGTTTGTTATGCTGAAGCGGCAAATTGCTTAATGACCGCGGCGGTGGGCTGTTCGTTTAAGATTACCAGTTCGTTACCATCAAAGCGAAAGATAGTGGGGACGTGTTCAATACGCAAGGCATCTAGAGTGCGCGCGTCGGAAATTACATATTTCCCTCCCGCAGCTCTAAAGGCTTGGTATGCGGCCTGAGAGTGCGGACAATCGTCGGAATACGCCATAAAAATTGCTCGTGGATCTTGGCTCAACAACCGATCTAAACTCTGGACAGGCTCTGGTCTATATTGGTTGTTTTCCCGGGTCTCGTCATGTCCCTGATTGTTATTTTGCTGGTCGCCCTTTTCATCTCCTCCTGAAGGTGTGGTGGAACCTTGACTAATAATGACGGCTCCCATAATGGACAGGGACAACCCAACTAATAAAGCATATAAAAATAAAGCACGTGTACTCGGCATTTCTTTTTTTTATTATAATAAATGAAGAAAATTCTTATTGCTTTGGCATTGGGTATAGTGATCATTTTTACAGGCGTTGTAGCCTTGCCTTTGGCAGAGAGCCGAAGAGCTTTACCGTTTGATGTTACCATCACTGACAGACTCGTTCTTCCGGATTGATGAGCAATAATAATGTCCCCTACTTAATAAACATATGCCTAAAAAGAAGAAAAAATCCGCAAACAAAATCATCCTCTTATACCCAACACCAGTTACAGGTACCTGTTATTACACGTGGCCAAAGTTAGAAGTTAAAGAGTTCCCAGGACAAGGCTATGGTGTGTATGCTACGGAGCGTCTATCCGCTGGCATTGCGGTGCCAATTTTGGGTAAAGTCCTCACTAAATTTGAACTTGACACTAAGTTAGGTACAGCACAAGCTAGTCACATATGGGAGATAAGATCTCTTAAGCCTGGATGGCCGTACACTACGTACATTGATGGTAACCCTAGGTATAAACCATATAAACGAGTGGGTTCAGGAGGACTGGCGATTGCCATGATGGTTAATGAACCAAGTCGGACTAAACCCAATTGTATTTTTAAGAGAGATTGTCTAATTACAGCAGATACCATTAAAGCGGGTGAACAGCTTACGGCATTTTATGATAACCCCAGGGACCCTAATTATGAAGCGACTCGTAGACTTAAGAACTATTCCATAGCAAAAAATAGATATTATAAAGCTCAGGATGACCTGAAGTACCGACAGCTTGATAAACGGGACTTCGAATATAACTTTGCTAAAAAGCGAGATGATTTAATGAGGATGTTCTCAGCGCATATTATGGCGCTACCATATCTCTGTCAAGCTTTAGCCATAAAAAGAAAGCAATCTCGTAAAAAGCAAAAGATTGAGAAAGCACGTTGGGAGTGGGCAGTCAAGATGGCTCAGAACATGAATGAGTGGGCGAGAGCTAATGCGGCTCGTGAGGAAGGTTCGTGTCCATTAATGCCCAAAACTTACGGAGGCAACAACAGGCCAAATTAAACATATTGGTGCGGCGTAGGTCAGGCAACGTAGTAATAATGGCTCGAGTGCGTCTTTGAATGCAGGAGTTGTGGATAGATTTGATGAACAAAATAGGTTGAACACCGTCGGGTACCGTTGTTAACTCCGCAGGGCAGTACCTTTTGTACAGAAGTATTGGTTCACCATCAACAATATTGATCCAAGTTTTGGGATCTCTTGTCAAGTGCCAAGATGGTAATTGATCATTCACACGTACCCAGCACACTTCTTTAGTACTGGTATCATCTGTAATATTGGGATTAAGTTTACACAAGACGTGTACAAAATTGGCGAGTTGTTGGTTGTTCCCGCAGATAATTAGACCTTTGTGATCATCGCGAGGGTATAACAATCTGCCCATCTCGGCTGCCAACTGCGGCGGCACCTTCAGATCCTCCCGTTTTCTTTTTCGTGATAGTTTCACAATATGGCGAAGCTTGAGGTCAATGTATCCTTGCGGAAACTTCAAGTCCGGAGAGCTGGCATAATCCAATACCAGATCTTGTACATCCCTCAATAACCAAGTACTCAACAGTTGCTCCATTCTAGACACACAAATAAATGTTCCACTTTCAAAAGCAATGAGTGATCTTTCTCCTGCGGTTTATGAACACTTGGTGAAACGTGCCGTGCATTCGTTTGTCAGTACCCGGACATTGTTCAGCTCGCAGATTATATCTTATGAACATTACTTGCACACACAGATTCCGTCTATCATTAAGGAGAACAGTCCGATTAAGGTGGTATCTTCGGACAAGAAACGTTTACAACTCGTACACATGTCCAACGTGTGGATTGGCAAGCCCGTAATTAAAGAAGCCAATGGGTTTATCCGGGCTCTGCGTCCCAAGGAAGCCTTTCAGAGGCGGCAGTCTTACATGGTCGATGTCTTTGTGGATTTACACCATGAAACGTTTGTGCGTCGTGCCGGAACCACCAATCAGTACGATCTGGTAGAAGCTCGGATTTACCGCAATGTCTTATTCTTCAAGACACCATGTATGTGGGGATCAAGTGCTTGCACAGATTACGAATCCATGACATCTATGCGAACTAAGGGTAGCTTCATTATTAATGGGTATGAGAAGTGCCTTATAGCCCAAGAGTCTCTCAAATGTAACTACCCCTACATCTCCAAAGACCGTGGGTCTAAGTTTTCTTACAAGTGTACGGTGCGTTCTGATCATCCTTTCAAAATCCGATCTACTTCGACGTTATACATGTACATCACGGGCAAAAAGACGAACACAATACCCAGCATTACTGTGCGTGTCCCATTTATTAATCATCATATCCCTTTGGTGGTGATTTTTCGTTTGTTGGGTGTGCAGTCAGTGCAAGAGATGCATAACTTTATCCTGGGTACCAACCCCTCAGAGAGCTTTGCTTATTTGCTCCGGTCGATTTTATGCATGGATACGACGGGAACTGCGGACATGAAAGGGGATGCCTTGCACGATTGGGTGGGTCAACGTGGATCTTCCGAAAAGAATACCCAAAAGCGCATCAAGTACATCCGGCATATCTTTAACAACGAGTTTTTGCCGCACTGTAAAGACCCCTTGTATAAAGCTTTTTACCTGGGCTATTGTGTTCGGAAGTTGTGCCGCGCTTTTTTGGGTGAGATTACGGTGGATAACTTGGATTCTTATCAAAACAAGCGGGCGGCGGTTGCTGGAACTCTGATGGCCTTGTTGACCCGGCAATTGATTCGTAAAGCCATCAAGAATGTACAGATGCAAATGTTCCGCAACGACAAGAAGCGCCCAATCTCTGATTTCTTTAACTACAAGCGAATTACCAGTGGTCTCAAGTATGCGTTCAGCACTGGGAACTGGGGGGTACAAAAAGGTGGTGGTAATCAGAGTGGCGTTTGTCAAGCTGTGAATAACATGAATCGGTGTTCCACGTTGGCCCACAAACGTCAGTTTAATACACCGTTAAATCGTGATGGTAAACAGAGTGCGAGGCGTATGTTGCGTAATGATCACCTGGGTATCCTGTGCAGCAACGAGACACCCGAAGGTAAGAGTGTGGGCTTGACAGCCACTGGTGCCTTCCTGACACAGGTACGGTTGGATTGTCCAAGTTACTTTGTGATTCACATCTTGCACGAAGATTTGGATGTCCTCAAGTTACAGGATGTTATGAAGCTAGATCGCAGCACCATGTTTCTGGTCTTGGTGAACGGGATTCCGTGTGGTGTTACCCACAACGCGCTGGAGTTGTTACAGAAGTACAGGTTGTACCGGCGGTGGCATTGTGTTCCGCAAAACAGTAGCATCTCTTACGATCGCGCTACCGGGGAAATTTCTATCAACTCAGATCAAGATGATTGTTATCGGCCGGTGTTCTGTCTGAAACATTTTCACAAGTTTGGCCCCGTGTTTCGAGAGTATGGACGTTATCCTCACTTGTTCTGGGAACGATTGTTGATTGAAGGAGTTATCGAGTATGTGAACAAGTTAGAAGAGGCTACGTTGAACATTGCCATGGACTTGAGCACGTGCTTGGCAAGCTGGGATAATTACACCCACCTCGAGATTCATCCATCGTTTACGCTGAATGGTACATCGGCAGGGGTGATCCCATGTAGTGAACACAACCAGGCGCCGAGAAATATATATCAGTCTGCCATGGGGAAACAAGCGGTCTCTAGCCAGGCCCTGGATTTTTGTGATCGGCTGGAAAACAAGACGTATAACCTGGTGTATCCACAAGTACCCCTGGTACAAACCTGGACCGGACAGTTGAGTGGGTATAATGATGCACCTGCTGGACAAGCCGTGGTCACCGCAATTCAATGTTGGAGTGGCTACAACCAGGAAGATTCTAGCATCATCAGTCGTCAAGCGATAGATAATGGTCTCTTTTACACTGCGGTTTATCGGACGTACAAAGATTCGGAAGCTAACCACGGCGCGGATATTGAACGATTTGGCAAGTGTGAGACCTCGACTGGGCGCAAAAAGGGAGATTATTCCAAGATTGGTGACAATGGATTAGTCCGAGTGGGTCAGAAGCTGGTGAAGGGGGACGCCATCATTGGGAAGACCATTGAGTTTACGCACATTATCAAGAACCGGAGTGAAGATTTTAAGAGTGAACGCAAGGTTCGGGATCGTAGTATCTGCGTGAAAAGCAATGAACCCGCCACTGTCGAGAAAGTCCTGATGCACACCACCAAGGATAACTTGAAGAGTGTGTCTGTCAGGACCGTCGCTTATCGTAAACCTCAGATTGGTGATAAGTTTAGTTCTTTGCATGGGCAAAAGGGGATATGTGGTATGGTGGTATCTCCGGAGGATATGCCCTTCACTGCTAGTGGTCTCCGAGTCGATCTCATGATCAATTGTCATTCTTTCCCATCCCGGATGACCATAGGACATGCCAGGGAAACGTTATTTGGGAAAGCCGCATGCTTGGAGGGAAAAATCGCGGATGGTACACCTTTCCGTGGCAAGTCCACCGAAGAGATTCAACAAATCCTTCACAACAATGGGTTTCAAAAATTTGGTAAAGAAGTTGTTTATGATGGTAAGACCGGCAAAAGACTCAAGAATCCGGTTTTTATTGGTGTGACGTATTATCAACGACTAAAACACATGGTTCAAGATAAAGGACATGCTCGGAGCACGGGACCTGTGCAACACCGGACACGTCAACCTTTGGAAGGACGGTCTCGGGATGGTGGGCTACGAGTCGGAGAAATGGAAAGGGATTCGATTATATCTCACGGGGCTTCGGCCGCGGCGATTGACCGTCTCTTGACACAATCTGATGGTTACAAGACAGTAATCTGTCGCCAATGTGGTATGCTCGCCGAACCCGCAGCCGAAGATGGTAAAGAGCACACGTTACATGCGAGGCCATATTGTCGCTTCTGTCAATCCCATGAACACGTCGTTCCGGTGATGTTGCCTTACGCCATGAAACTGATGTGGCAAGAGTGGTTAGCTTGCCACGTATTTTTTAAGCATACCTTAGAATAAAAAAAAACATGAATCATTCTTCTTTGCTAGATACCACTATCCCTGTTATCAAAGATGTATTGGTGGATGAGATCAAGATGTATATGGATAGTCCCCACAAGCTTGAGGTTGAACCTGTGAGCCGTAGTGATTTAAGAAACCTGACAGTGGGTGACTTGTTCAACCTTTACACAGACATTTCCGGGGGTAGAAACCTGGGCCACCTCTTGTACCGCCTGGGTTTGCCGGATAGTGTTATAAATTTAATTCGCGCCAAAAATATTTCAGTAGATTTATTACAGGATCTAAGCTTGCTCAAATTGGATGTTGGGTCTTTATCGTCGATTTTACAGGCGTTCCCTGTATCAGAATTACAAGATTTACAAGACCAAGGCTTATTGGATAAGGTGTTACGAATGATTCAACAGAGTCAACGAGGTCAATTGTCTTGGGAAGGCGCAGCCAAGATTTTGTACCCAAATTCCTAAATTAGATCCCAGTCTGGAGGTCTTGGAGTGGGTTCGGCTTTTGTGGATTGCATCATGAAAAGCTGTTGCAGAGCCACCTCTGCTTTACCCAGTCGCTCTTCCAGGTTGGATAACCTTTGCTCACGTGAGAGACCATGAGCTCTCAGGTCTCGTAAGCTGCGGCTTTGGTTGTCAATTAAAATTTCCACTTTATCCACCATACTTTCATCATTCTTGACTGGTGGTGGTGGTTGTTTTTCATTTTCGCGGTGGTAATAACACATTGAAGACCCCATATTTTTTTGTGTTAAGTCGTGAAAAAAAAGCCGAGCTTCAAACACAATTATGTTCCCTGTGCGGTGCTTTAGTTGCAGCAAAGTTATTGGCTCTTATTACCCGACTTGGTTAAAGAAAAGACGCAGTGGATGGTCAGCAAAGAAAACCTTGGATTACTTGGGTATGAAACGAATCTGTTGCCGCCGGATGTTCCTGAGCCATATCGACCTTAATCAACTTCACATGGAGTACAGCATTGTGAATCAGTCAAATGCAATAGAACAATAAATAAACTATTTAATAAAAACATAAAAAAACTCCCGAATGACGGATATATTATGGTCTTCCATGTACGTGACGCCCGAAGAGGCTTACCAGTACCTAGACAACCTCAGTGTGCAACAAGGGTTTGCTTGGTTTACTAATATGATGACGTGGTTTGTGCTTTATGCCATGCCTAAGGCTGTAAGAAGAGCTAGTAATGTACATGCCCAACTTGTGGATGCGGTAACGTTAACTGTGGAAAACGCGGCCACCTTTACCAATTCTCCTGAATTTGAAAGGTTGATTGGGAAAAGGCGTTATAACCGAACTATGAACTATGCCTTTAACGTGAACTTTGTACTTGATGATGGTAGGCTAGCTCAATCGGTGCTTTATATTAACTCTTTGTCTGGACCACCGTTGTTTGAATACTTTTGTCCCGTGCCCAATCTGTATGAAAATTCACCTTTACTTCGGAATACCATCTGTGACTTGATCGTTAATTTAGCCTCACGCTGGATGAGATTACCACGCAAGCCGTGCCGTAGCATGTGTAAGGCCTATAAATTTGCGCACAACTTTATTCCTAATAACCTGTACATTACTTACTTTTTACAACAGCGTAGCCAACAATCTTTTAAGCAAGTCTTTGACATGTTTAAGAATATTGAAGATCCAAACCAATTTTTACGGCAAGCCGTAAGTACGCTACAAGGCTTTGGAAAGGACTTTGCTCATTGTTTAAGTCCAAGATCGGAGGATAGTAAAACGGTACAAGCCCAAGCCCGGGAGTTTCAACAAACGTATTTTTCCCCTAACTCTACCCAACCAGTAACCCAGGAGGTAGTTAAGAACGTGGAAGGCTATATTGTAAAATGTGACTTAAGCAAGCACCGCAGTGAATTACAAAGTACTAAAGTAGCCTCAGGATGGCCGGAAGACATTGACATGGAGAAATGGAAACCCTTGATACCAGCTGAGGGTGCGGTTCAACCTACATTTTTTCCACCACCACCCAAAGTAAAGGCATAATCTACCACCTAATACAAAAAACATGGCACCTATTGTACTGGTATGTGGTGTTGTTGGCGGTAAGAAATGAATGGTTTATTGCGTTTCAAGTATTAAATAAAAAAAGATGGTACCTGTTGAATAAAAAATTATGCAAATCAGTTGTATTATAGTATATGGTCGTCCAGGCTGTCACTTTACTTCAACTGCTGTAAATGCCTTGGTAGAAAATAAGTGGGCTTTCAGGTATATCTCGATGCAACCCCACCAATCTCGACAAGAGTTCTGGGCTCAGTTCGATATGTTAAACATCAGTGAACGAACTTTTCCCCAGGTCATGCTTTTTTACAAAGAAAAGGAAGAGAGTGTAGATCTAACCAAATGTTGCTTTAGCGCAACTGAATTATTAGAGTTTATGCGCCAGGCTAAAGAAGTTGTTGAGGTGGATGATACTAGTTGTTTTTATCGTGAAGACCTGCAAGGTTATGAGGTCCTAAATGCACCAAGTTCTGCAGATATTCACCGATTATTACGTGATGCCACTAATTTTATTTACCGGCCTCAATTGCATGCCATTGAAGTGCATGAAATTGAATTTAGTCATAGCAATAACGTCCCCGTACCTCGCGAAAATACCTAACGGAGCCATACTTGTGCACGATCTCTGTTTCTGTAGGTGCATCCCCAACACCCAGGATGCGGCAACCTTTCAAGGATGCGGTTTTGTAGTTGTAACCTAACCAATCCAGGTACGCTTCCCGGTTTTTGACCGTCTCCAGAAAGTGCAAGATGCTGGGGTACTCTTCCTCGTCTTTAATCTCGTAATATTGATCCGGTTGCGTAAAAATTCCTAAAAGCAAGTCGGCGTACTGTCTCAGGTCGTGCTTGTACTGTGGGTGTCGGGGTAAACTCAGGCGATAACCTACACTCTGGAAAGGGTTATGGATTCGCAGCTGTAATAAGTGTGCCAAATTCATCAAAATAAAATCATCTTCTAATTCCGTTACGCAAGGTATCGGGAACTGTAAGAGTTGTTGCATAACTTGCGCACTCCCAAATAAGCAGTGTGTACTTAACATAGGTGAAGGGTACAGAAAGCCGGCGATAATAAAATGCCGTGGGCTAAATTCTGGTATAGGTGTTTGGGCACTGGGTCTTAACACAGGGAACGTTGGTTCGAGTTTATCCTTTTGATCCGTACACAGCTGAGTAATAAGGTGAGACTTGGCCTGTAACAAGGATCGTTCCAGGATAATATCCCAATTAACTCGAGGTAAAAAATCTTCATTCGCACAAAAAATGTAGAGCTCATTCTTATAACCTTGGGACAAAAGCTGATAACGTTGTACACTGGGTCCACCCCAAAGATTCACCGATAAAGCCCGGACCTGCTTATGTCGGATGTGACACGGCTCCGTAGTTAGTATTACCAAACGTTGTGGAATATAGGCGCGACCCAACAAGAGTTCAAATTGGCGCGCGGCCAAGAATGGTAGAACCACCAAAATCTTACCAAGTCCCTCTCCACTTAGGGCGCGGCGATTCAAGACCTGCTTTACCTCTTGTTCCTGGCTGTTTGAACGGTTGTAGATGGACGCAATGATGATGGCCACAAACATGACGCTGACTACGATCAAAAAGATCATGATTTCTTTTTTATTCTTGATCATAACAGAAAACACAAAATGTCACTACGGCCACAAACGCCCACCCCGCGCAAGCAACAAGAAATAAACATTCAAAGATTGCGCGCTAAGAACGCTGAACTTCAATCACAGTTGAATGAGGCAGAATTGGAATTGACGGCAGCTGTAAATCAAGCAAACCAGAATTTAGAGGAGTATACTCGAGACCATGAAGCTTTGAAGGTTAAGGAAGCCAAATGTCAAGCCGCCTTAAAAGAATGCCAGGAAGAAAAAAACAAAATATTAACTGATATTTATAAAATTGGCTTACGTTTGACCGGAGCTGCCAAAGATCCAAGCGAAACCTTTTACTGGCCGTACCTAGTACGCCAGTCTGGTGGGATGACTTTTTTACCAGATGGTGCCAAAAAACTGCAAAGTCAAATTCTACAGCTTCAACAAGCTCTAGGAGGTTTGACCACGGAGTGGAAAGCTCAACCGGGTGTCGGATCGTCAACATTTGAAGACCCTCAAGGAGATATAGAAGCTAATTTGAAGCGTATTGTAGATGGCGCTCCTCCGGGGGGATATGTTGGATGGTACAACGAACATAAAGGTCTGCCTGCAGAACTTAAGAGTTGTCAAGAGCAATGCCAAGAAGAGAAGGCTAAACAAGAAGAATCTTATAGAAGCCAGTTGGCCGTGCACGAACAAGTGCTCCAGACCAATGCCGAGTTAAGGGAAGCCCAAAAACAATTACAAGCCAGTTTAAAAGCGTGTAACGAACAGAAGACAGCACTACAAGCTTTATTTGATGAATGTAAGACACAAACGCAAAGTCGCGAAGACGAGACCTTGATGAATATGAGAGAACAAAATGAAGCTTTGCGTCAGCGCATCGCACGGATGCGTAAGATTATAGCAGGTACCGGCGTGGCGGCAGGGTTGGTGGGGGCTGCGGCCTTGAGTAAAACCGCTTTAGGGAGAAGCTAAGGTGTTTGCGTAATAATCCAAGTGGCGATCAGAGAGGCCAAAATTTACCTGACGATCAACATGATGCTTCAGATGAAAGTCGTCAAAGACCAAGGGAGCCCAGACCGCCTGAGGATAGTACCAGTTGATATGTGCCAAGAAGCCATTGATATGCGCAAAAGTCACGTACGCCGTTGCCCATGCTGTGTTCAGTCCCATGATCATGATCGGGACATAGACGGGTAAAATATTCAGAATAAACTGTTCCAGAACATGGGCTTGGTAAACTACCTTGGCTTGTGGATGGCTAAACTGGTGATGCACCGAGTGGATCTGGCGATACACGATTGGCGTTCGGTGAAGTTCCCGGTGAATGAAGTAAAACATCACCGATGTTATTGGTGTACAGGCCAAAAACTGCCACCAAGCTGTTTCCTGGTCACCATAAATGTCAACCGTCCAATCAAACAACAAGTTGGTGTAGCACATATTAAAGACCATCAAGGGAGTCCAAGGTATATATTTGTTGTGGTGAAAAGTTAAGTACTTGTTGGCCCGCTGTGGAATCACCACATCCAATAAAGTAATCAGAGCCACATCGAATGCTGTAAACAGAAGAAACCATAGCATCTCTTCTTTTTTTTTTGTTTTGCCAATATCTAATATTTATACAAAGCTGTATTTGGACGCATGTCCTTCCTTTAATCGTCGTCGTTGTTGGAGTACAGGATAATTTCTGAAGCCAGCGTGCCGATGAATGCTAAGAGTAGAATGGCCACAACTACGATCGTAACGTTACGTTCACCCCGGATCCAACTCTTATCTAGAAATACAAGAGATTGGGTTTTGGACATGCAATCATGTAATCGAAACAACAAAATAGCTAAGGCTACTGTAGCAGCACGTTCTAAAATTAATGATGTAATAGCCAAGATATGGGCGATCTGACGGCGCTTTAGTTCCATGTTTTTTTTTACAATCGGGTAAAAATCTCAACGCCAAAGTTGGGGCAATTTAGCCTGGCAAGCTACAACAATCAAATTCGATACATATTTTACAGTGGCTTCATCTTCTTCAAGCAAGCTAAAAGTTAGCTCGTAAAAGTTTTCCTTATCTTCCAATTGCTGAACAACCTCTTCAGCAATATTCTTTGCACGCTCTAGGCAGTCCTCATTATCACTTTCCACACTCTTGACAAGATCAGTGATCGCGTCGACCATCATGTCGTATTGTTCTGGGGTCCATTGTCCAGGTTCACCTTCACCACCACACGCCGCGGTCCAAGTTCTCATCTTACAGATAGGATCAATTCTATTAGCCCAAGGGATAACAACCCAGATAATGACCCAGATAATCAGTGCAATAGACAGACCTAGTAGGATGCCTCCAAGTGTTGCGTTCATATGTTTTCTATATTTTGTTTTATACGGGAATAATATTTAAAAAATATGCTGAACTGTGGCTTGGTAGGCATTGGTAGATGGGGTAAAAACTTGTACAGAGAACTTGGAGTTCGGCTGACAGGTGTTTGTGAGTTGGATGAGAGTAAATGGCCCAGTGATCGCCAGGTTCCCTTCACCACTGACATCAAGGATTTCTTGAGTTGGTCCAACCTGGATGCTGTATGTATCGCTACCCCAATCCACACACATTATGAGCTAGCCCGACAGGCTCTCCTGGCCGGCAAACATGTGTGGGTGGAAAAACCCTTATGCACTTCGTCTGAACAGGCCAAAAGTTTGGTGAGACTGGCACGCGAAAAGAGGCGGCGGCTCTTTGTCGGTCATATCATGAATTATCATGTTGGTGTACAGTTGATTTTACAGTGGCTGTATGATCACCCCCATGAAACTGTTCAGGCTTTTTATAGTGAACGTGGCAAGTTTATGCCAGACTCCAAGGACCACAACCCTGGTCCTGTACTCTGGGACCTGGGTCCACACGATGTATCCATTATGTGTCGCCTGCTTCCTCATCGAATCTGTGATGGTACTCTGATCGAGGCCACCTCCCAAGATTTAACGGTGGGGTTACAACTGGAAGGTAATCGGGTCGCCAAGTTTACCTGGTCTCGGAGGTTTTTGCATAAGCGTGCATCATACATGATTGAAACGCCGCAGTTCTTAGTTTATTTTGATGATACCAAGAGTGATTCCTCGGAGCAGGTAAAAGTCTTTAACAAGTTTACCTGCCAACATGAGTATTTGGCCCCGGCCGAGTACGTTTCACCTCTAGAAAAAGAGATTCAAGCTTTTGTGGAATGTTGCATCGGACCGCGTGATGCTTATACCAATGGAGAGGAAGGTCTCAGGGTTGTAGAGATCCTAGAAATGTTGGAGCATGGCGGAATTCAAGAGGTGGAAAATGTTTTGGTGTAAGAATAAATAAAAAACATGAGTTGTCGACCTGCACCGTTTGCCCCTATCACTTATGAAAATCCCAATGTTACGTTTACACGTTTAAATCCGGAAACTGCGTGTCCGCCACCCCGGTGGGTTCAACACATGCAACTACCCCCTATCCGGTACACTGGACCTGGGCAGCTGGGGGGCCTGCGCCCATTAGACAGCTATTCGCCACAGTACCTAAAATCTCAGATGTTGCGCGCCCAGAATTCATATCGTTAATCAAATAAACCAAACCCAAAGTCTACTTCTTCCTCGTCTGATTCTTCCTTGAATCCCACATCCTTCAAAAGTTCCGGCCCCACATCACACAGCTGGCTGTCTGAATTTGTAGGGGCTTGGAACATTTCCGGACCATAGTACCAGACCTCGTACTTAAAGCACACACGTTCCCCTGAGGTTACTGCAAAGACCTCATGCTCTACGTCTACTGGCCACATCACAACCCGCCACTTATCGAACGAATCCGCTGCATAAATTTGTCGTTCGACCATTAGTTCCCCACCCGTGTGAGGATATAGAGACTTGGGAGGAATAAAAATCATGGTTGCAGCATGCTTTAAGTCTTTGCTGTGGTCGGTGTGCTTTTGAAAAAACCCACCCGGTGGATACTTGATCACCTGCAAGTTGCGCAGGCGCAGCTGGTGAACATCATCTAGATTCTGTCCATATTCAGCCTCCAACCACTCATACAGTTTTTTGTGGTCGTAGTCTAGTGAAGCTCCTTGGGTAGCAACATAACTTCGTCGATGCTCCGGGCTATACTTGGTTTCACCAGCTAAACCTACGGTACTCGGACAAAACTTGTCTGCATCCGGTACCTTGTGTGACAACACTGGGATCCACGTGCTCTTAGTGTAGGGCATCTTTGCTGAACCGCATCATCTTTCTTTGACGCTCTTGTTCATACGCACGCCAGAAGAAGCCTTGGGACTTGGGTTGCCTTTGGCGCCTCTGTTTCTCACGTTGCCTACTAAGTTCTTTTAGTTTCTGTCTTCTCTGGTGTTCATTTTGCCGTTTCTCATATTCTTCTTTCCGGCGCCTTAACCTTTCAGCTTCTCTTTGCTTCTTTTTCTCAGTCCTTTTATCACGTTTCTTGTATGCTACGGCCAAACGACAGCGGTGCATATCACGATGATCAATACATATGTCATCCCACCCTTTTTTACGTTGATTGTACGCCACAGGTTCTCTACAACCTGGACATAAGCACACATGTGGAGGTTCTCCCGCGGGAATCACAATGCTCATTTTTTATCTTTTGATTGGTTCTCATTTTTTTATTTCACTGGTAAAACCGGACAATATATTGCGATGGGATCTTCCTGTACTTTCATATCTGTTGCCGTTTCACCTTCGCCTAAATCACCACCTTCGCCTAAATTACCTACTTCACCATCAAGATACGCGTTCAGCCGCGGCGCCAAACGCAACTGGTTAACGCCAGTAAAGACAGAGATGCGCAGAGAAAAGTTGCCACCACTACTTATTAGACCAAGACCACCTTAACGCTGACTGGTTTCTGTTTTACCGTACTTGGCTTCGTATTGCTCCGGCGTCATTTTAAACTCTCGGAAGATATACTCTTTAAACGTTTCCAGATCCCCGGATTGACTCTTCCACCATATCATAAACATTAAAGCTTTGATTTCTTTTGGTGTGGTCTCTGGGTGAAGCACGCGGTCCACAATTAAAGGGTGAGTATAATCAAAACGTTTCCACTCTGGTTTTTGTAAGAGTTCATATCGTATGCGCTCCCAGCGCTGCCTAGTTATCATACGTTTTTGATCAATGTACGTCTTACGCGCAGCGCAATACTCCTGATACAGCCTAATAATCTTGTCGCGTACTTGGGGTAAAGGCACGATTTGATCTGCTGGAAGGCGTTCCCTTTCACCAAAACGATAAACAATATTCTTTTTGTCTTCTGCTAACTTTTTCAACTTGGCTTCATCAAGTTCAACAATTTTCCGGTTCATAATTTTTTTTTACTTTAGTTCTGTGTCCCTTATTATGAGTGATTCCAGTGATTTAGACGAAGATGAAAATATGGGAGTCTTAGATCCTGATGAAGAAGAAGAACAAGCTGAGCCTTCATCCGAAGATGTCGAGGACTTGGATGATGAAGCTGCAGCCGAAGATCTCGAATTCTCCGAGTTTCAAGAAGATGATGTTGGATCTTCACAAGTCTTTAATTACTGTGTACAAGCGTTCCAGAGTTATATTTCACGCCGGCAATCCGTGAAGCAAGCCGAAGAACGTACGTGTCAACAGGTAATTCAACAACTGATAGAATACCGTGGATTTCAACATGGCCAATCTATACTCAGGCAACCGGAGGTTACATTGTACACTGGTGACAACCAGAAAACCTTGTTGCACATCAATCTAAAAGAAGCCTTTCCCAGTGATGGTAAATGGATACGGGGGCTAGAACCTTGCCATACCTTAATTTTTATGTACTTGGTCTCGGATGGTAAGATCGGCGTTGCTACGGCGCGACAAATTAGGGCTCTCAAGTCTCACTTAAACTTTACACATTTGTTGCTGGTGGCCAGGTTCGGGCTAACTTCACAGGGTAAGAAAGAATTGCACGGCATCTGTCCAGTCAATCACTTCATGTTAAGTGAAGAACTCAAGACATGTTATATTGAACATGCAATGGTACCCTTTCAGCGTGCTCTCACCCCGGTTGAAACTAAGGCTTTCTTTACCAAGTACAAGTACGTCAACCGGAAAAATATGCCTACCATTACCCGCAACGATATGATGTGTAAATTCTTTGGCTGGGCCGTGGGCCAAGTGATTGAATCACGCCGTGTCTTTGGTGGAACGCAAGAAGTCTACCCTTTTTATCGCATTGTTAAGTAAATAAAAAAACCAACATGGCACAAGTGTGTGATTTAGTCAGAGAAAATTTCAAGTCTGAACAAAATTATCAGGATGCCATTAGCCTGTTCTTACCTCACGAGGAAGATTTGTGCGTTACTATTAATCAGCTACCCTATGCGGTAGCCCGTGAATTTACGTCAGAACAAGATCGCAGTGAGAGTATGACTGAGTATCTGGAATATATACGTAACAAATATGTTTGGCTCTTAAGCCCCAGATGCCAAGCAATAGATTTGATGTTGCAACGCTGCCGCCTAGACATTACTCCACGCCAAGCCTCGTTTATTCCTTACCTCATTGGACCACGGGGTGAGATGGGCTTCAAGACAGAGAGTCCAAAACAATTACGTCTAGAATGGGATTATCGACTTTTAACAGAGCGTTACAGGTTTGCGTGCAATCTAAGACTGGTGGGCCTAGATGATGTGGTAACATTTATCATGATGTTTGTACGCCGAACTTTAACCCCACCCGAATACTGGCATGATGAAGGTGGGTCTATGAACAGCTTATATTACATACAATACTTTGTGGCCAGAGGAGATCAAATCTCTACACGTAATATTTACGTAGATGGGGCCTGGGATATGGCAACTATGGCTACGGATCCATTTTACGTTGGCTTTGGAGATACTTTTGGTATGAAATCTGTGGGTAATACCGGTGAACTGTTTCCTTTACAAGTGTGGTGTAGAGATGATAGCCAGGATGTGAGTGTTAAACTGCAAGTGGTACAGGAGGTGAACGCACAGCATATCTTATCTATAGACAGCTTTACTTTTCCCATGCTTAAAATCGTGACTGGACAAGTGCGCACAAAAGATTTCGCAGCTAATATCTCAGAGGGTCTAGGGTTCCTGAGCCGAGTGTATGTGCCTACTGGGAAGATACCCCAGAATATCGTAACTCGTGCTGTTTATAACCTCAAACACGTACGTGAACCTCAGGTACGAACAATGCCCGTGAGCTGGTGTGTGGGTCAAATTCCAGGAGTCGGAGAATTTAGAACCGCGCTCCAGAACCCGCATAGTAATGGTCAAAACAAGGTCACTTTACGTTGGGTGTACCTGGATGGTAAGCAAGCTCGGATACCTGCCACTTTAGAAATCACTCAGGAAGCGATTAGTCCCAGGACCGGGACACGTTATCCGGTAGCCTGGCGCCTTAATTTACCCAATAACCAACAGTACTTGGTAACTCCATTGAGTATGTCGTATAATTTTGATGCTTATGGGATTGAGTTTTTTAATGCCGGTGCTATATTTCAAGATCCACGGACACAAGAACAATTCCTGGGTTTCTTGGGTTCACAAAATTTTATACAAGAAGAGAAGACTGTCAAGAGAATGTTGATGCAGTTAAATTTTAACAACGTCGATTCCCTGGTGCCTTACTTTATGTTGGGGCGCACACCACCTGGTACCTTTGTGGCTTCCGTTCTGTTCTTCGTTTTGATTATTGTGTGTATCATTTTCCTATTTTATCTTATTAAATGCCTGACCAAAAGTTAAGTGAGACTTTTAGATCTAATGCACATCGTCTTCGACAACTAGCTACAGCTCGAACCCACCCTTGGTTTCAAAGCCCGCTACAATTTCACGGGGACTCTTTGTTCCTAGACTTTGAGTTTACCGATGAAAAGGGTATCCGGTTTACTAAGAAGCCCAAAACCTTGTACACCAACAAGAACACCAAAACTTGGGTGTACTCCCTGGAAAATGGGGCCTTGGTCGCTAAAGTATACCGTGTGAGTCAAGGGGAACGTCACAACGTAGAAATCCGGTACCTCCGGGTTTTTGCCGAGTTTGTGCAGCGCGGAATTTCACCGCACTTTACGCTACCCTTAGGACGCGCGCTCATAGATGCTCCGGCCGTCGAGAGTCTGACTGGTGAAAAAAAGTTACCAGAGTCTAAGTACCAGCTCCTCCTGGCAGAAGCTGCGGATTGTTCGTTGTGGGATTTAGGACAGAAGGAATTAACCTCTTACACGTGGAAGGTCCTACTCTTTCAGGTCTTCTTTACACTCAAGTTATTGGCGGAAAACTTCCCCAGCTTTAGACACAACGATTTACACATCGGTAATGTGCTTATCCAAAAGATTTATCCTTTACCTTACTGTACACGGTACATTGTGGACGGTGTATCCTTTTATCATGATCTTAGCTTCTGCCCTTATCGGATCTTGTTGTGGGATATGTTCTTCTCTTCTATTAACCCCGAGGACGCACCCCATTTTCGAGCCCTAGCCACCCCAGCCCGCCAAGTCAACCCTTACTACGATGTGCACAAACTTGTGGACTCTATCGATTATTTGATTCATAAAACCGGGACCAAGAATGATGAACTAACAGAGTTCCTACGGTTTACACTACCCGAGGAGTATAAATGCCGCTCGAGGAACCTCAGCCGTGAAGAAACTCAGCGTCTCAACCTCATTGAAGTACAACATGTTAACTTGGATGAAGTCCTAGCACATCCTTACTTCCAGGAACTGACTAGTAGCTACGAGGATGTCCTACAAGTGTATAAGATTGTTAAAGTACTTTAACAAGTTTTTAAGTTTCGATTAAGTTTTTGAATACGAGATGTTAGTTGTGGAATCATGTCTATGGCAGCTTGTGGAACATAATCTCCGGACGCTTTTGAACTAGCGATCGCCTTTTCTAGCCTTGTTTTTGCTGAGGTGTGTTGGCTAAGTTGCTGCCGCCACTCATTACAGTTCGCAGAAGATGAAAGTGAACGTGCAGGTGAAAGGGATGATAATTCGTACGTATTACCATTGGAGTCACTTTGAAGTAATTTATAAACCGCGTAAGCTAACACAAGCACCCCCAACGCTGCTAATAACGGTCCACCCCAAACCCAATGGTTAAAGCCTTTACCATCATCACCGTCATCATCATGCTTTTGATAAACCTCCAATAAACCTCTAATAAACTGTGGATCGTCAGGTTCATCTGTGAAGAAAAGACTCTGACAGGACCCATCCTCTTGCCGGAAAGCCACTAACTCTAGGTCGTCCAGAGTAACTCGACCTTTCGAATCGATCTGAAAGACCAATCGATCTCCTGGTTGAACAATATTCCGGAGCTCAAGTGTATAAAGCCCTTCCAGTTCTTCCCGAGCCACTAGAATTTGTTGATCCCGGAATAAGGATAAACTTTCCCCATCTTGATGAATGCCCAGAGTTAAAGGATCGGCGTCTCCTTGAGACCCTATACCTTCATCACAGGCAACGACGTTCTCTCCAGCAAAGGTATATACTTCTGTGTCAGTTTGATCAGGGGTCCATAGCTGAAGGGTCCCGAGCTCATAACCGGTTTCCGGGCGCGCAAAAACTAGTTCACCGTCCTCCGATGCGGCCAAGGTATAGGAGCCCCCGAGGACATTTACACGAAAATGATCCCCCTCTTCAGCAATATCGAATTGAACCAAGTCCCCGGGTTGAATAAAATCCACCAGGACAAACCTGTAAACATCATCTTCATCTAGAACCAAGATCCAGTTGCCCGGTTCACAATCATCGTTATAGAGAACAAGTTGGTCTTGACCAATGTAGAACGGAATATGAACTGGTTCATCTTGTAGTTGTAAGTTTAAGCCTATAGCCTGCAATGTTCCACCCTCACCCCTAAACATAAGTTTCTCGTAATAAGTTCCTGCCGGAAAATTACATTTTGGGCCGTTATTCATCGTTGTTTTTTTTTATTTGAGCAAACATTTCATGTAAACTTGTGACAGGTCTTACAATAAAGTTACCCGCGTTTAAGTGGGGCAAGCAGAATATATATACATAACCAAACAAGTACTAAAGAAGCGATGCCTCGTCGGATTTTGTTTGTGACACAACAAGATTGTGCCAATGTGAATACAAAAATCTCTCAAGCAATTAACGATCTGGGCTGTGGGTGGGAGAGCCGAGTTTGCAGTTGTGTATCACATCCCTTTAAATATCATCTTAAGCACGACTTGGATTACGATGAAAGTACCGAGACTGAGAAAGCTCAGATGCGAGAGTGGATCCAACAAGGTATAGATGTTCTCGTGTGGGCTGAAGAAGCTCACACTCAAAGTTACTATTCGTATTACGCCAGATATCCTTTGTTCCGTCAAACGATGCTTATGGGTGCCAAGCCTAAGATGAGAGTAATATTTCATACTGGAACCTACCGTGGTGAACACAAGAAGTATAACGAGTTGGATCGTCTTAACTTTACGCTGCAATTGTTATCTCCGGATCTGTGGCGTCTCAGCACTCATAGTCATCCTCGCATTATTTGGGGAAAACCGATTAAGGTGGATGTGGACTATGTGCGCTACTGGTGGACACGGCGTCGCCGCAGTAACAAAGTCCGTATCTGTCACTGTCCCACGAACCGGGTACATAAGGGCACGGATATTATTGAAAAGGGTATGCAAGAGTTGTGCAAACAATATCCCCAGGTCGAGTTCAAGTTGTTGCAACCCATGGATCACAAACAACTAGAGCGTGCCCGAGCGAATTTTCATATTTATTTGGATCAATATTCCGCGTCCGTGGGTGGCGTAGGAATGAGTTCTTTCGAAGCTATGTCTGAAGGTCTCATTGCTGCTTCTACTACTCACATGATACCGAAGCATCTCTGGCCGCGCCCATGTCCCCTGATACAATTGCCATGTCCCACAGGCGATGAAAAAGTGGATACCTTGGCCTTGGTCCGGGTGCTCAAACCCTATGTTCAATTAACCATGAAACAATTAGAAAATCGGGCGTGGCTCGGGACACAATGGGTTCACCAAGTGTTGAAGCCCAGTACGTTTGCCTGGAAGTTCTTGCGCGAGCTAGGGTGTGTTCGGCCAGCTCCATGTCGGGAAAATCGCAAGACCTTATAATAAAGATGGATTACAAGAAGCAACAAGCTTTCCAGCAGTTTTGTAATACCTACGACACCTTAGTAGGTAGCTTGTACTCCAAGTATCAACAACAGAGTCCCAAGCTGCAGACACACCGACAAACTTGGTGTAAGATGGATCGCAAGGCTCGTGGTCAATACATACAACACTGGTGGACCGAGATGAAACCACATATGGACAAAATCGAGCGTAAAGATGCCACGCTACTGACCCTGGATCTCTCACCTATACTAGCCTTGGACTTACAGGCCCTTTGGTGGACGGGAGCTTTGTCTAAAGTGTCGAAGGAATATTTATGGGTGTATTTTCACAAGTTAACCGAGAATGCCAGAGTTTGGTCTCAAGTCGAGGTAACATCAGGTGAGAAAGAAGCTGAGGCAGAGGTGCCCACGGCTATCGCCCCGCCGCCTAGCAGTGTGGATGATTTAGAAGATCTGAAAAACATCCCGATCCTAAAGGCCATCTATGATAACGTCCCCAAGAGTTTATTGGAAAACGCCAAGAAAGCCGCCGATGAACTAAGTCAAAAGCTAGAAGCCGAGGGAGGCTTGGACCCGGAAAAAATGAATATGGGTGACATGACCCAGAGCATCCTGGGCAGTATGGATCCGGAGATGACCCAAAAGATGGTGATGGACATGGCCCAAACCTTTCAAACCATGTTTCAGAATCAAGTGCCAAGATAAATCGCTAGGTCTAGGAGCCACTCTATGTCCTCCTCAAGTTTCAAACGAGCCAAGTTTATCCGGTAGACTCTCAAACTTAACCCTGACATAAACAGTTGTCTTTCAAACTGGGTAATTCTTTGTGCAACTTTTTCCTCGTCAACCATTTGTGTTCTCAACATTCTAGCAATTACGCGCGCTTGGTCCTTTTGATATCGACAACTCTTAAATACGTGGATGAAACTATTATGATCAACAATATAATATTTAAAGTGATCATTAGGTCGAGGTAAATATCTGCTCTTATACTCCTCGTAATCACGATAAAATTTGCCAAGGACAGGTTCATCCGGCAGATCGACCACCACGTCTACTTTACCGTCTCGGCCAACCAAGTACGCTGTACGCTCATCTAAATCAAGTAAATCTTTCACAAACAGCTTATACAATGAGTGATCTCGGTACTTTTTCATTGCTTGAGTTAATGCTACAGCCGTGGCTCCAGGTAATTGAGGGCTAAATTCAATGTATGGGGGTGGGTAACAAAGTAACTCTTCATACTTTAAAGGTAAAGTGTGAAAACGCCTGTTAATTGTAGGTGGTCTATTTGCCGTGTTGGCCAAATAATCTACCATGGGTTGCTCTGCAGCCACCAAGGCCAAGGGGCTTAAGGCTTTCCGCTTTTCCAGAACCAAGTTATGGGCGCCCCAATCATATGGATTGTCCGAAACACTCGAAGCTCCTAAATGCAGCCGACTAGCAACCCACACGTCACGACCATGTCTTACGACTATAGCGATCAAGGATCGATCTTGTGCTAGTTCTTCACTGATGGTCTTCCAGTCAGGTTCCTCATACTTAAACTTAACCCTGACTTTACAATCATCATCGTCTTGTTTTGCCCGTAGCACGTAAAGGTTAGGGTATAACCGAGATGGAACTGCAACAAACAAACCATCACCACCCAACCGCCTCGGAGGAAGCCTTGCAAAGTACGTATTGTGTGCGGCGCGAGGTTGTTGTTGAACGGCTAATGAACGGTGTTGAAAGGCTGATGACGGGAGTGGTTCCTGTGTTTCACGTAATAAGTACAAATACCAATCCAGATCATCGGCTTTTGCCTCTGGTTCATCAGGTAAAAGGCTTGTTATTATGTCGCTCAAATCTCGCCCATAACGTTCTTCAATATCTTCTTGGAGTATCTCTTTTCGTTCACGTACTTCTACGTATTGTTTCAAGGTCGGAAGAGCTGGCCATTTCATGTCTGGACCTTCTGCGAATCTCTCCTGCATGTAGTCCGCTAGCTTATCATATAACATTTTGTTGTAACCATAACGTTCAGAAGCTTGGAGAGCTTTTCGCAGAGCATCTGATTTTTGTGGTAAACTAACCCGAAGAACATATAAGACATCACGAATTTGAGAGTCGCTGGGCATTTTTATTTAACCAGGGAGCAAAATTAAAATTTTGTTCATTACTTGATAAAAAAAAAATGCCTCCAAAAAAGCGCAAAAGACCACGATCAAAAAGCACAAGAAAAACAAAGACCAAGTCCAAACCATCATTGGCAACTTTAAAAACTATGTTCCGTGGAGCTGTATTATCTGCTATTCAACGTCTGCCTTCTAACTTCCCGGGAAGTGCATGGGCAGAGATTCCGGGGTTTGCAAAGGTATACCTAAACCACCGTCATACAGTATGGGGGCTTTCACCGCGAGCTAGGGAAGATATGTTCAAACCTGGTTTCAAGATGGTCAGTGTTATAAACATGGACTCCTTTGAAGTTGATAGTAAATATCGGGGAAAGGGAGTTGCTGGAGATATTATTAATTATGTAAAAGATCTGGTGGAGAAAAAAGAGATACCGATGAAGTATGTATCCGTCGGTACGTTAGTAAATCGTCGATGGGCTAAGAAGTTGAAAAAAACCTTAATACCAAAAGGTTGGCAACTTTATGGTGATGTATTTAGTGTGTACTTTAGATGGCCAGCGATTAAAAATAGCAGAGATACATTAGATCCTTCCGTGCTTGAGTAATTATGCCAAACATGGGACTTCCTTTAAATTAAATAAGCCAACGTTAAATGTGCTTCCAGGTCTGTGCAATGTTCTTTCAGAGTTTGGACAACCACGTCGCGCCGTATCGCGTTAGCAGCTCGCTGAATGTTTTGTATTGCGTAGATAGACACGAGGTCTCTGTGGTCTCGAAGTAAGAATTGGGTGTATCGGATCTCCAAGTGTTTCAGTATCTCGATGATTGGAAGGTGTTGTTGCCATTGACCAAGTGGCAGAGCAAGTCCGAAGGTATCCCAGACCAAGTCCAATTCCAGAAATTGGAACCTTACCAAAGATCCATCCACTTTTAAGAGCATTTTTTTTAATCTTTCAAAGTGGAGTAAATATTATTTCAAAAATGAAGAAAATCTACATTATTGAAGACAAAAACCGTGGAGCGTCCAAAGTTGGTGTATCCAAAAACCCCATCAAACGTTTGTGTACGTGCCAGACTCATAATCCTGGAGTTTTGCAACTGGTGTTTACTTCCAAATTACTTCAAGCAAGCGTTGCCTTTAAGCTGGAAAGCTACATTCATGGGTTGTTGAAGTGTCATGGACTTCATCTTCATGGCGAATGGTTTAAAACAACTAAGAAATTGATTGGTATCACAGCTGATGTCGCAAGTCAATATAACTCCGATGCACAACACGTCTGCCCACAACATGATGTATCACTCCAACGTGCCCAAACAAAACAAGACGCTGCAACAAGGCGTGCAACAAGGCGAGAAAATAAGCGTCGCGAGCAAGAAGAAAAGAAGCGTCGCAAACAAGAACAGACACATCACAAGGAAGAAGAAAAAAAGCGTAAAAGACAAGAAGCTCAGCAGATTGCAGAGAATGTTATTCGATTGTGTCAATTTGATGCATCGCAATGCACAACGTCCATCAAAATCAAGGAAAAAAAAGACCAACTTGTACCTGTAATGCAAAAAATGTATCCCCAAAAACAATTTCGCACCTACAAGGAATTAATCGGGCGGATGATTCATGTGATCAACAATTTTTCGAACAAAAACCTGTCAAAGATCAAAATAACGCGTGTGCCTATTCCGGGATCACAGTGTCGGGTCAAGTGCAAGCGAACAAAATCAGGCACATCAACCCGCAAACGTCGTAGGCGTGTATTTCATTACCAATTATTACCAATTAAAAAACTTAAATAAAGTATTATTGATGATACATGCACCGATTTTGATACTTGGCTTTCCCAGGTCTGCGACATGGCTTCCCAGTGTGGTTTTTACCTCCATGGAACCCACACAATGTAGCGCAATACTTACAGGTGGTGCTTTGTTGGAGAAATACACATTGACAGCCACGCTTTTTACAATAATCGCACTGTAAGGTCTCAGTACAACTTTGACACGAGCAGATATGGTTGCGACATCCAGCATGAGTTTGTCCTTGGCATAATTGACATCGTACTGAAGCTTTGGAAGCACAAGCCTTGTGGTAGGTCATATCACACAGTGTGCATTTTGTGAATTCACATTTACACCCCCGCCGTAAACAGTAATGACATTTAACCGCGCAGTTTAAATGCACAGGTTGGTGACACTTTCGACATCGAAACATTGGGGAGTAGCAATAGATGTGGCTGAATTTCCTGCACCATCGACAAAACATCAGATGTTTGGCATCCGCGCCCGATAAACAGCTGATACATTGAGCAGAGATAGTAGATTGCCGGTGTGGACACTTGATACATTGTAGACTGACTTGGCAATACTTATGCGCGATGGTATAACATTGGTGACATTGCACTTTGTTTGCAGTATCCGCTGAGCTTCCGCACGTCACACAGGCCATTGGATAAATAACCGGGTTTTTCCAAAAAAATAACCTAAGAAACAAAGAGAGTAATGTCTGGTCAAATCCGGTTAAATACCCGAGTACGATCATCTTCAGATAAAGCCGAAGATCAATTTGAAAATTTGCCTGTAAGAGAACCCCCGGCCTTGGATGTTCCCCGAGAGTTTAATGGTCGGGAACATTGGGGAAAGTTACTAAGCCCGATACGTGACCAAGGATCTTGTGGTTCTTGCTGGGCGTTTAGTACAACCGGAGCCTTGGCGTGTAGGTTTAATATCCTAAGCCAAGGTCAGATTTTTGTGGAATTAAGCGCGGCCAAGATGTTGTTATGTGCCTTTGGCGAGCGGGAATACGAGATCGATCCGGACGTTCAAACCTTGGAGTACATTGAAGAACTCCAGCGTATCTACACAAACCAGTTTGTGTGCCATGGGAACACTCTGGCCGATGCTTGGCGGTACTTATACGTGCTAGGGGTTCCTACCGCACAATGCTTCCCCGCCAGCCTTAGATCTAAGTATGGTGGGCCAACCGTACAAGAGTTATCCACCGAGATTACGGATACCCCCTTATGCGCCCAATATGCCGGGAAGTATGGTGACAAGTGCCTGGATGGAACTCCCGCCAAGCAGTATCGGTGTGCGATCTACTATACTCTTGGGTCGGAGGATGAGCTAAGCATCCAGCGAGAGATTTATGCACATGGCCCGGTAACTACATCTTTCCGGATTTATGCGGACTTTTACACGTTTAGCCCGCGGTCACAAGTCTACCAAAGCAATGAACAAGGTGAGATTTTGGGTGGTCATGCTGTTTATTTAGTAGGATGGGGTGAGAGCCCCGATGAAGGAAAGTATTGGTGGGTGGCGAATTCTTTTGGTCCACAATGGGGCTTAGAAGGTTACTTTAAGATGGTCAGGGGTGTAAATAATTGTGGTCTGGAAGCCAATGTAGTTGGGGCGTTGCCAGATTTCTTTACTGGAGATGTTGAGTATGTACCCCGGGACAGTGATTTCCGGGAGTTGTATGAGAATCCTGAAGCTCAAGGTGGTGGTTTGGATCCTTTGACAGGATACTTTCGTTGGGCTTATGAACTACGTCCAGACTTGGCGGAACCGGATGATCCGGTTATCCCGGTCACCACGGCTGCGGACGTCAGTTGGGATCAAGTATATCAAGATATCCTTCAAGACAATACTACCAGGTTTCAGGCACCACCATCTCAAGTCTGCCGCCGGCGCAGGCTCTGGCGTGGTCTTATTATTGGCTTGTTCTTATTGTTGCTAGTGGCCCTGGTCATCGTCATCATTTGGGTCTAACGACGAATACCATGTTTCTGGCGAAGCAGCATTTCCCGGGCCTTGGCTTCCTTGAGTCGTCTCTTGAGGGCTGGGTCTGCTAATTTAATCATGACGTCAATCTCATCGAAGGCTGATTGCATCCGGGGATCCTGGTAGTACTTCATTAAGTAATGCGTTCCGATGGGGGCTCCGATCACTGCCGCCATTTGTAGGACTTGTTTGAGCCACGTACCTATTACCAATTTCCGTAGGTCAAGACCCATGGAAGTTATTTCACTCTGAGGTTGAGAATAAAATTTTACTCCACTTTTGTCCAAGCACCGAAGGAGACTTTGGCGATGCTTTTCATCAATACGTGTTGGAGCTTTTAAGCGGGTCAATAATCGCTTCAAGCCTTTGCGCCACTTTTTATGTGGTGTTTGGACGTAAAGGTACGTGTTTCCCGTATGTTTAGTAATGTTGCTGGTAAGTTGCATACCACTCTGGAGTGGAGACAACAAACTTTCAAAGGTGGGTTCATCATAGAAGGCCCGGAACAGGACTTGCCAATCTTCCGTCCTGGGAACTAAGTTTAAAACCAACGGTTGGTTGGCTTTAACGTCAATAGTTTGGCGCCCCTGACGAACATCAAAGGGAGCCCGGGGGTTAAGTCTGTCTATTTTACAGTCTTCTCTGACAGATAAGGTCTGACCTTGAGCATTGACTAAAATAACCTGGGCTATGGTGGGTGTCCTGGACATCGTGTGCGTTTGCTTTTTTAAGGAATAAATAATCCATGAACCGTAAGAAAAACCACCATGTTGATTTGTGAGCATTGCAAGCACAAGTTTCCGGAGTACTTTAAGGGAAAGCACAGTGAAGCCAATATGTTTCGCGTCATGGATGCTACCCAGAAACACTCTGAAAAGCAGTACTTTTGTGACCCGTTCTGTTACATGCGTTACATCGAGACGAGTGGACGTTTAGTAGAATACATGAAGTGGCGAGACATTGAGCGTTTCTTCCGGACTTTACCCAATCTTTACCCAGAAGACGATTTTTATAAGCACTTCCGCCAGTACAAGTACCTGGCTCGCCTGGACCCTGAAGTCACCTTAGAGGATGTGCGGAAGCAAAATTATCCTGAAGACCGCAAACCCTTACGCAAACAAAATCTGGGCATGCAAGACCATACTCACCGACGCGAAGATCATCGCCAAGAGGTAAAAGAGGTGGAGTGAGATTTGCGCAGACTGGGCACCCACCATGGTTTGCTTGTATTCACAGCGGTTGGCGACCACCAACCCTACGATAACAGCAAAGAGTGATACTACAAAACCAGCGATGTGCACCAAGCGCTTGGTTTCCATATCATCAGTAAAGATACTAACCAAGTTCAGAATGATGACGGCCGTAAACAGAATAGGAAAAATAATAAACAGGATGGTCTTGAAGCGATTATATCCAGCAACTGCTCTCTTGTCCGGGCGCTTGGTAGTGCCACCTGGAGACATAAGGTTACGCCCCGCAAACTTAACATCACCATAATGGTAAAGCCAGATGAGGAAGACGGCGATTAGGATAAGATCCGTTAAGAAGGGCACCCAAAGATTAATACTGACACTGATAGAGGACATTTGTAGAGAGTTGTTTTTTTTTTATTTTCTGGGCAACATTAAAATGGAAGAGCACTGGTGTAAATTTCAGGTACATGATGGTTTGTTAAAATTGGATCCTTGTTTAGGCGATGTCATATTACAATGGAACAGTCCTACATGCACCAACTTTGATTTGTACTTAGGAGACAAACATATTTACTCAGGACAATCTTTAAAAGACTTGGATTATCTTTACCTGTGTGCTGTGGGTCAAAATTTTAGCCTGCGGAACCTGTCACCCCCAGAACAAGTTATCAAAGCTTACGTGACCAAGTTAAGCTTACCGGTGGTGATGTCTTTAATTCGTGAACCTCACCGGTCAGGTATCCTACAGTATCAGAATGGGTTATGTACATGCGTTCAAAGTGAAGTGAATCCCACAAAAACAACATTCTGCAAATAAACACGATGGAAGTCCCCCAAGCCTGTGATAGATGTGGCGAAACAGAGAAAAAGGCTCTCATGGTGGGTGAAGCCAAGGGTGATGTGATTTGCGAAGGTTGCCTCAATATTGAAAAGTATGCACACCCTTTTACACAATCCGAGACATTCCAGCTGAGCTTAAATCGCGCGATGCATAACGCCCAATACCCAGCAGGTTACGCCTGTATGAGTCTTCTGGCCATCTTGGCAGACCTGATCCGGTTAAATCAGCAGCAACAAGTTTTATCAGACCTTAGGCCGCGCTTTATTGAGCTCGGGACCTCATTGTGCCAATGGATTCAGCAAAAACCTATGTGGGGATCACATTCCCAGGGAGATCTGACTCGCTTGCACAGCGTGCATCAACTCGCGTTGCAAGTTAGCCAAGGACTCATGGATTTGGCTGTGTACAAACAATTTATGGTTGCGTTTGGGCAATTGCTCTTAATTTGTTCCCCTGCTAAAAAACCATGATTCTCTACGACACTTCACAATGGCCCCAGTTAACGCTTCATTTCCGCAGCTCGGATTGGAACTATCCTGATTATGCATCCTTTATGGTGGCCTTTAAGGGATTGTTAGAAAGGGCCGCAAAGGAACAAGTCAAGATCAAGTTGTTTGTCCAGGGTAGTGTAAGTAATAATGTTCCACCAGTGTCTTACTATACTTGGGTCATCAAGGATGTGGTCTTACTGTACTCTCAGTTTAGAAGTGTCCTAGATCGTACAGCTATTTTTGTCCCTACCCGAGACCTAGATCCTTTCTTTAATATGCTATTCGCGGTCTATACTCCGGCCCGTCCTTTCAAACGGTTTGCAGAATATGAAGCAGCGCTAAAATGGTTATATCAAGAAAACCCTGCTTTACCATGAATGTCCAAACTTTATTATTGAGTTTTTTGCTGGGTGGAGTGCAGACCTTTATAATTACCGTAGCTACTTACTACAGTAGTGCTATTCTGGGGGCTCTCCTTTGGAGTTTTCCATTTGTTTTACTGATTGTCGTAGCCTTATTACATAATCACAAGCTCAAGATTACTCGCCTACTATTTTCGTCGGCCCTCATGATCATCATTACGTTGCTGATGTTGGTGATCTGGGCCTATGGCACACGTTCATGGTTTAAGAGCACCTGGGAAGCCTTTGCAGTAGCTGTGGCTGTATGGTTGGCCCTATGTCTATGTGCCTACGCCCTTATTAACAAGATTCCGCAACTTAAAATATTGTTCAAAAAATAAATATAAGACACATACATGGCTAACGCAGGTTTTGATGATTTAGTGGACTTTCTTGATCCTGAAGATCCTTATGACCCTGATCCTACCCCGGACCCTGATGATCCTTATGACCCTGATCCTACCCCTACTCCGGACCCTGATCCTACCCCTGACCCTGACCCTAACTCTGGAGATACTGGAGATACTGGCCTAGAAGTACTTTGGTGGGTTCTATTAAGCCTGGGTCTCCTGGGTATGATTATTGGGGTAATATTTATTGTCAAGAAGACTCCTCCCAAGAAAGGAGGTTTTATTGCCTTATTCGTTATTGGCGCACTTCTCACTATGGCTAGCAGTGTGGTCCTGGGGCGTGGGTTCCGAAAAGGCGGCCACCTCTCTCCCTGAAGGATCATCCGTGTTGGTCCAACGCGGCATCCATCTAGGTAAGCAGAGATGATAGAACGGATATATCTTATTAAAAATCTCTCGGTAGTAATGTTCCTCACACTGTACCGGGCTGAGATCATCAAGCTGGGGTACAAATTCTTGAATAATACGTGACAGAGGCCTCTCGAGGGACCCGGTACCATCGCTCATACCTTCTTTACGACGCCACAGAATCTCTGGTGGTAAGAAGCCTTCAAAGGCTTGTCGGAGAATAAACTTTTCGTAACCTCGGGTCGGAGTAATCTGGTGTTCTGTCAAGTTGTGAACTAAATTAATCATATCCTTGTCCAGGAAAGGAACTCTTAGCTCCAAGCCACAGCTACTAATGCAGCGATCTGCCCGAAGCACATCATACATGTAGAGTTCATTTTGTAAACGGCGGCTATCCAGTGCGGCTAAAGAAGGTGTAGGGGCATTATGAAAGTATAGATAACCACAGAATAATTCGTCCGACCCTTCCCCAGAGAAGATAACTGTATCCTTGGTTTCACGCTTAATATACCGAGCCAAAAGGTGCATACCAATAGAAGCCCGCACCGTAGTTACATCATAAGATTCCAACACACGGATAACCTCGGGAATAATATCTAGACCTTCCTGTGGTGTGAAGGTAACTTCCGTATGTTCTGTCCCCAAGTACTGAGCCACCTTGCGCGCGGCTTTTAGGTCGGTGGAACCTTCCATGCCTATACTGTAAGTCTTGGTAGTTGTGGGACTCAACTTACAGAGAATAGCCGCAACCAGGGAACTATCTAAACCACCGCTTAACAAGCAAGCCATCGGACGATCTGACATCAAGCGCTTTTGAACCGCGGCAATTAAGGTTGGCTGGATCTCATAGATGGGATCCGACATCAGCTGCAAGCGAGGTACATGGCCTAGGCGTGTCATGTACTTATTCTCATGTATTACTGCAAGACCTGGCATAAATTGTTGCACGTCTGTACAGAAATTTAACGCCGCGGCCAAAGATGCAATAGCCAAGTAACCTTGGCTTGTATAACCAATAAACAAAGGACGTACCCCAATCCTATCTCTGCCTAAGATGACCGTATCACCATCAATGATGATAAAAGCAAAGACACCGTCTAGGGCATTGTACAACTTAGTTGGACCCAGGAGACGGTACAGGGGTCCCAGGCACTCACAATCACTGCGAGATTCCAAGGTTAAGTGATGCTTTCTTTCTAGAGACGCATGATTATAAATTTCTCCATTACATGCATAAGTTAAGTTTGACTTTTCAAAAGGTTGCATGCCTGTCTTCAAGTCTACGATTTTTAATCGGGTAAAACCTAGAGCAAAATTCTCCCCGTAAATAACATGGTGAGCATCTGGTCCTCTAGCTTCCAGAGCATCTAAGGTTAAAGGTTGGGGTGGTTGTGGTCCTAAGATACATAAAATACCACACATACAAAGAGAGATAGAGAGTCTTTTGCTTCAAACATAAATTTTTTAATAAAAAGCTTTAGATCAAACACATTCGTTAGCGATGATGTTCAGGGACCAAGTTTGGGTGGCCCATGCGAAAGCCGGCAGGGATTCTATCGGCGTTAACAGCGGCGGGCCAGGTGTAACAATGTTTGCAGCCATCGCGATCGCACACAGGGTCGTTGGGTGAACCACGGCAAAAGTGGCTGTAAGGTCGAAATTGAGGCATTTCCCCACCACAGCAAAAGCATGTATAAGCATGGCAGGCCATGCAGCAGACTTTTTGACAGTCTTGATCGGGCTGTTCCTTGCTTAGAGGGATGCCACATCTTGCACAGGGAAAGATACCTTGGTCTTTCATGTCCTCGTTGAACTTTCGATCATTCTTCTTGGCGGCTTCGGCTTGAGTACAAGACATGTCTCCATGATAGGCTTGGTCACAGCGAGTACACATCTGGGTGTAACACTGCAGGCACTCAATGTATGGGTCGGCCAAATCTTCCAAGCTAACATAACCCACAGTTTCGCAGGCAGGGCAAGTCTTACTGTAAGATCCTAGGGCGCGCTTGGCTCGGTCAGTGTTGAACAAGGATAATGATCCAGGTGAAGCATGTTGCACGTGGATTTCTTTGATAAAAGAGTCACAGCCAGTCATGGAAGGACAGCTAATGGTATCATGCTTACCTTTGGCCGCCACGTTGGTCTCAAAGTACCGTCGCATGCAAGTAGAACAAAAGCTGTGGATTCCCACTTGACATACAATGGCATCTGTAGCCTTGACGTCATCAGCACATATACCACATTCCAGAGCATTTGTTGTGGTAGTCGTTGTAGTCGTGGTGGTCGTCTTAGTAATCTTCTTCTTCTTCTTCTTGCGGCGGCGCTTCTTTCTCAAGCGCTTGAATCGAGATTGAAGGTAGGCCTCACTATCGCTGCTCGTGTCCGTTGGCGGATCCTCTTCGTGTTCCTTTTTGCGCAAACGTGCGGATCGACGAGGTGTGGGTGGAACTTCAATATCTTCTTCTTCCTCTTCTTCAATAACAATAACCTCACGTTTCACGACTTCTTTCGTTACGACATTTTCAGGAGATGGTAATCGCCGCATAACCAAACCCCATCCAGGCACGTGTTTCCATAAAAACTTGGTGGTATTGTTATTCACGCGTTGAAAACAAGTTACACAGACCTTGAATTCCTTTGCATTGAGCGGCAAATCATTAGTTCCCCGTCCAGGGCAGCCATTACGGGCGCAAGGAGGGTTGTCAGCCATCGTCACAGTTAGAAAAGTGGCCTCCGCAGGCCGAACCTTTATTAAGCACAGGGTTAACCGCTATATCCGGATATAAAGTTATATGTTGGTCTTGGATGATCATATAACTTTATACCCGGATAATCCGGCAATTAGCTTGAACTCCGAAAATCCGATGCCACGTCACTTTTTTTTTGACTGCGCACAAATTCATATGGCTTCCCCACAATCTCGCCGCGACTTTAACCCACACCAGGATGATGACGGTATCTTTGATGGCATGGCACCTATAAATGATGTTGGTCGCAAAGAGTATGGCAAATCCCCCAGTAAACCAGCTAGGCGACGTGCATCCAAGCGAAGCCGCAAACCATCCAACGCAAATACCGAGGAAATGGATAAGCTGAAGGCGCAAATTGCTGAGATGTCCACCAAGTTCAACGAATGCTACGAAATCTTACAAAAAACTCTTAAAGAGAATGCCAAGCTTGCGGAACAACTCAAGAAGCAGAGACGAGGCTACCAATGCAAGACCTGTGGTAAGGACACTCAGAAGCTCGTGGAAGGCAAAACACCGGGGGAGATCTACTGTGTATCTTGTTTTTGCCAAATCTTGTCTGATACTTGTTTACAAGTCAGCACTGATGAAGCTTCACAGCGTTGTTTGGTGAACTTTACTCCCAATGACCTGTACACCCAAAGGTTGGCTAACCCGGGTCACATTATGCTGTATGAAAGTAAGGGTGAAGAAACTTGCAGCGTTTGTGAAGTGTTTAAAAGTTCAGCTTATGAAGTCACGAAGCATGAGCTCAAGTGCACCTTTACCCTTATGAAGTGTCCACACTGTGAAGAGAAGATCGGCACAGCTGAAGACCTGCAAGTACACATCAACGAGGTGTGCCGATCAATCCTCTGCGTACCTTGTGGCGCCAACATGACTTGGGTGGAACAGCAGGCCCATGCCAAGAATCATGCCGCTTTGGAGACTGTGGCAATCAAGACTGCGGTGGTGGCACAACTGCGGCAATTTATTGAAGGCTTAGAATCTGGAACGGTACCTCCAGCCACGTTTACATTTTTAGTCAAGACTGGACTGATCGCGGAGGCCCAGCGCAACCTGAATTAGGTGTAGAAGCGTATCGTTCCCGACCATTCTTGATTGTGCAGCTGGAACAATGATCCATCCGGATTTAAAAGTCTCAGGTGTAAGCGCGTGACAATGGTTGGACTAAAGAACCGCATCCTCATGGGATAAAACCTGTCCAAGACCCTGACTGGATTTAGTAAGAACACTAGTTTTGCAATAAAATTTGATCTGTTATTTCTTGCTATGTTGAGTTGCTCTACGTGTGCACTACCTGTTGGTTCTAGTACTTGCATCATCACATAATTACGAGGGCTTAGCACCATAGTACCTAGAGCTGCATACGTACCATTAAAGCTAGGCGTCCACTGTAGATCTTTATCCTGGAAACCCCAAAACAGGTACATAATACGGTTACGTTTGCGTGGTGCAAACATAAGAGAGGGTGTACAACATTCACCTGAATTTACACTAACCGGCGTATTTGGAGGAAAGCCGTCGAGGTCCAGGGCCCCTAGTTCTGCGATAAATGTGGTCCCCGACGGTACTTCAGATACTCTTAGGGTATACGTTTCCCCACCCACAGTCAAGGATACAAGTTGACCTACTTGAAACCCGTGTGCTTGATCGACGTTTGAAACTACCACAGTCGAATCAACAATTGTTGCGGTAGTGGTAGCCAAAGGTAAAGGTGGTGGGTTATTTACGGAGATTAACAAGGTATTTGATCCATCCTGACACAAATTATAAGAAAAGATACAGGAATTATAAGTATTCAGGTTAATACAGGGCGTATAGACAAACTTACAATTGGATTCATACGTCGAATAACACGTCAGGTTGGTTGACGTAAAGCCCAAACGAAATGCTAAAGTACTAGCTTCTAGGTCGAGGTTAAACTTGGTATCCGTGCTAGACGTGAGAGTAAAATAATTCAAGTTCGGGTCGAGGCAGCAAGGTTGAGGGTCAACATAGTACATGATCTCCAGGCCCAAGGTTGGCCACAGAGTATCAAATATCTCTTCTAGTGTTAAGGCCAAGGATTGTGGGGTATATAGACCTGGTGGAATTATTGCATCAAAAGCCTCACCTGTGGCAGGGTTAGTAATTTGTAGGTTCTCTTCAGTCGTGAGGTAGAACCTGTTGCTCTGGGCATTTAGTTCATCAATAAAGTTTACGGCTAATGGGTAATTCCCGGGACGCATTCGAAACTGACACAAGCCCAGAGTATCGAGGCTATTGGTACATACCGGTTGACTAACCGTAATTATTTCACGGCATCCACTCCTACCACATTCATCAATCTCTTTTTTCTCCAAGTGGTTTTCTCCAAGCCGGAACCCGAGCAAGTGCAGGATAGACTTCTCACCCACACACACCACAGAGGTCCAGGGAACCTTAGGATCAATAGAGATACAGAACCTACCGGTGCAAGGGTTGTAGGTAACCTGATAAGAACACGTACTGTTTAGCAATTGCAACACACTCCGGGCCAACAAGGTCTGTAGAATAGACGCCATAATGGTGTAGGATGGGATGGGTGGAAAGTACACATACCCGAATGTTGTTGCTGCTGGATTTGGGATCCAGTCTGTAACTGGAGAAAAGCCACTGACGGAAAACGTGGTATCCGTGAGTATAGTCACGTTGGGCAAGAGTTCACCTTCACTAGACATCAAGGGGGCTTCCACCGCTGTACTAACTAGGCGCACTAACTCACCCCAATTCCATAGACCACCCCCTAAAGAATCAAGCAGGTGGGGTTCAGCCGTAGTAAATATTGGTGTGGTAGGATCACTAGCATCTAAGGCTATGATGGTGTTGTACCGCAATGGTAGAATAGCCGTGATGGACACACCTTCACTGGTTTCGATAAAAACACTGCGCTCTTCTTCATCTTCACACGTGAAGAATAAGCCATTCATAAAGTACATCCGGGACCAGCGTTCTTCGATCAGAAATTGTGCCGATGAAATCTCTGCGGTCACCAATTCCATGGACTTAAAAGCCACGCGGTTACTGGTCATTTGCACGGGAATTATAATATCATTGGTAGGATTGGTAAAAGGCTCCTCTTGTTCTGGATTGGGTAGCCTAGTAAAAGAATCAAAACAATACACAAATTCCGCCATTCGTCTTTTTTTTGTGTTTTATTATTTCAACAAATTATTTATTTGATCAAAGTTAATGTACGCATTACACCGGTACATCTTGGAACACCAAGTGTCCAGGTTACCTGTGAGTGCGCATCTGTTTTGTTCGAAACATCAACCCGCCATCTCGGTGAAGAAGTACCTGAAACGTTTATGTGTCTACATGTCACCCGCCGTAGTTATCGCCACCATTGCTTACTTACACCGTTTGCGTGATTCAATCCCCCTAAATAGCTTAACCACCCATCGAACTGTATTGGTCGCCCTGGGTCTAAGTGCAGAGTACTGGGAAGATCATTTTATGCACGTGGTTTGGCAAAAGGCTTTTGCTCGACGTGGTGGTATCTCCTATGAAGAATTTTCTCGACTCAAGCTAGAAATGTTCCGGTTGTTAAATTATCAGTTACACTTAACCGCAACAGAAAGAAACTTCATCCATGCTAAGCTCACCCAAGATCCTGGATCCACGAGCCGTGTCCGAGATTCAACATCTACTGGATTGGGCCTGGAAGATTCCCAGAGTGACCAACCCTCTACCAAGACCCATCGTCCTGCGTCGCCATCATTTTCCTCAACTAAGAGAGTGTGTAGTGACCAGTGTGGTACCACAGGGGATTAATATCCAATTGGTCCTCGGGCGATTTGAGTTTTGTCGGCGCCCTTTCTGTGCTTTGGTTCAGAGTGATGGGTCTTTCCAACAGCTGGAAGTATATGCCCCCAGCGATTACTTTCGTGGGTCAGTCTTTGGTGGTCAAATAGAATGGAATGAAGAAACCAAGGTTCATCGCATCCATGTGTTTGATGTGCTATGTGTGCGCGGTGAACAATGTGGTGATGGCAAGTTTCCACAAAGGTATATCCACATCCAAGAAGCCTTTGGGAATAATCAGATGGACTTAAACGCCCTCAATTCCGCCAAACAGGGTTGTATCTCGGCTATTCGTCCCCCCATTGAACTATTACCCAAGGCTTGGCTCAACTTTACTTCTTTTGGTGCCCTCGCCCGGAGCGGGAATGTCTCTGGGTTCTTGTTCTTACATAAAGCTCAACCGGTCAAAGCAAATACACACAAGGAATACTTTATTCTGATGCTGAAACCGTGTCATGTCAACCTTCAAGTAGCGGATGGTCAACTCTATTGTTTGGGTTACGATCATAAATTAAGCCTGGTACCCAATGCTCCACCGCTCACCCTAACTGATGGCATCTATGAATTAACATTGCCCCACTATACCTTTCAGCGTCATCGACCCGACTTGTTGCGCCCAGACCATATCATGCATCTTCGTCAATGTGAAGCCGCAGCCCGCGACCCGATCACCGTTACAGATATTTTAAACATTAATCAAGAACCTTCACTTTAAACTATCGACGACGACATTGCATATTTCTGCGGCGCATTTTTCGTTGGCGACGTCGAGAGCGAGGTGCCCTGTAAGATTGGGCTTGACGTTGGGCAGCACATTGAGGATTGGCACCACAGGGAGTAAACATTTTTACTGCCGTCATGACACCTCCAGGCATCACCAGGGCTTCATCCACGTAAGGACTAGGATTAATTTGTAATAGGCCAGTATCATCACAAGCCCACGCGCAATTATTAGATTCAATGTATTGACCATCAATGTTCATGCGCGCTGGTTGACTCGCATAATTGAGAGCCCAAGCCTGATGTGGTCGATTCAAGTTGACGACTTCGGTGCATGGTCCTGGGGTACCCTGGTAAGCCGATTGAGACTCAGTTAAAATTAGATGGGAAGGATCTTGCAAGTCTGAAGGTGGACCTTGGTAAAGAGCCCATTGAGCAGCTGGTGCGTATGACATTGTTGTGTTGTTCAGGTTTATTTTAATGTTAAATATTTTTTTTGTTCTAACAAACAAATGGCAAAGTTTCAATCCATGACCACCTTCAACCTTCGTCGTGTATGTCGGCTAAAACGATGGAAAGGATACTCCAGATTTAATAAAGCGTCCCTGATTCGTTACATGTACGTATTGCAGCGCCGCGAAACCCGGGCCGCCGTAACTATACAGCGCTGGTGGCGACGTTGTTGTGAGGTAGTGAATAAAACTGATGTATTTACTTTGGAACCCTTTCCCAAATACATACCGATTTTTAAGCTAAAAGAAGGGGGTCGTACGTATCAATTCAATGTTAAAACCTTAATGGAATACATGTTCAGCTCTGGTAAGTTTTGGAATCCTTACACCCGGAAATTACTGTCCGCTAAGCAATTACAACAACTTAAAGAGATATACTTTGCCAATTTTTCTCGTGAAACTAAAATCACATATAACCGCGGACAAACACCTCTACGCCCTGATGCAAATATGCACCTTGTAAGTCAGGCGGTACGCCTGGAGAAGCAGGAAGATAAACAGGCGATGGAGAGCATGGAATTTTTAATAGAAGAATCTAATGTTTTGTTTGATAACTTGATGCAATTGATAGATGGTTTAGATGCCCAGAATATAGGGTTTTATTCGGCTATTATCATGGACGATATTGTCCCACAAATCACGAATAATTTTGTCCATATGTTTGGTATTCAGGCGCGCCCAACTATTAGATATGTTACCCAGTTACATACTGGGATAGCTAAGTTACTTCATCACTATAATGATTATTATCGTCATAATGTTCTCATTGATCTAGAAGTATGGCTCCGCAGTCATCTTCATTTACAAACACAGCGGCAGTAGAAAAAAATTAACAATAAAAAAAACAAAAAAAAAGAATTAATGGACCGGTTTCAACATGTCAAAACTCAAATTGTTAACGCTGCTGAGTTTCAAGGGTCTACAGGCCCTACAGGTCCCACAATTCCAGCTCCAGTACCAGTTCCCACTGGCCCTACGGGTCCTGTAGGTTCCACGCAGTTCTTGAATAGACCCGCCTTTGAGCCCGTGTCGACTCTTCGAGCAGTTCCTTGTGCCATCTACGGGAGTATGTGGTCTAGCATGCAAGTAGAGTTACAAGACTATTATAGTAACTTATTGAAAGCTCTCTATGTGAATTTTCAACTCTCACTGTTTAAGAAAATTGATTTGCAATCTTTTATTCAAGAACAGCTCAAGAAAAAGTTTCAGGACAAGATCACACAGTGGTTGGGCCGAGAACGTTGCCAAGTAACTCAGACGGAATCCGCTCTCTACCGAATTAAGCAGTACCTGGACACCGCAAGCTGGCAACAAGCGGGAGCGATTCAGATGTATTTGCATGTAGATGAAGGCTACAGTAAGATCTTGGAGGAGCATGTACAGAGATTAACGCGATTTATTGAAGAGTTTGTCCAATCTTTGGCCACTCAGCATGAACAAACCGCCTTGGAATTTAAGAATAGCTTACCCAGTATTGCGGATAAGATCAAAAACGACCCACAATGGAAGAAGTGTAGTCAAGTTGAACAATACGCCACTAAACTAGTGGAAGATAACCTTCGGTCGCGTATTAACTTGGAGCGCATGCAGCAAATAGCACCGGGATTACTAGGTAACCTTGACCTTAGTTTTAGTTCCTTGCTAGCTAAGGGTCCTGACTTGATCCGCCGGTTAATTAGTGATCAACCCATAGATCTTCCGGCTCTAACACCCGAGGCTTGTGGAAATATTACGCAGTTTGAACAAACCTTCCGCGAATACCAACACAGCCTAAGACAACTTCAAGAAACTAGTGAACAACTAGATGCCCAGTATAAAGCCGGGCTGAGTAAGCTGGAAAGTAAGTGGATGACTGAACAGCAGGTTCTCAACACTTGGAAAGCCAAGTTCCGAGCTTTAATAGAAGATACCAGCATCAAACAAGCCCTAGCTACACTTAGCAAGGACTTGGAAGATAAGATTTATACTAAACATGCCAAGACGCTCAAGAGACTAGCACAAAGATTACCTTAATTTATCAAGATACACTCAATGTGCCCAGAGTTTCTCAAGTGAAGTGTCTGCATGTGGACTTGATGATAATGAGCATTAAGATGACGGCGGTGATAAATACGTTGCGGTTTGGCAAGATCTGCAAGTCGCCGCAATGCAAGGCCTACTGAAGCCTTATACTCCGACGCGGGCAACTTTTCTTTCAGGCTCTCTTGAATATGGTGCTCGAGGTCTTCGTATAGTTTAGTTGGTTCTTCATTATTAGGTTCCCAAACTTCCAAAGTATGTTCATACCAGTTCCAGGTACACTTCAGGTCCGTTACTTGAAAATTGACCGTGGTATCACTGTTCCATCTTTGTTCTAGCTTTTTCCATGTCTGTTGACCTCTAATATTAAACAACAAAACCAGCATCACTTATACCCTTCTTATAGGCACATAAACCAAATTATGTATATATTTTGGGTAAAACGCAGCCTCACGAATTATGCTTGCTGGATTTATACTTGTGAACATATTTCTGCGCTACAAACTGAAAACAAAAGGATTCAATCGTTATGTCATTATCTAATGGGGTACAAAACCAGAAAGGTTGTGCCGTAGACCATAATTTACGTATGGTATTTAAATGTCTGCGTGTACAAGACAACGGTGGATGATCCATACTTTTTTTTTTATGTTTTGCAATGTAATAAAAAGCTCTACACACAAAAGAAACCAATGTCATACAGTCAAGTTCATCAATATTGCAGTTGGCCAGATTCAGGTCTGAATGCCTTAAGTCTTAACACGCCAATTCTAATGGTTGGCCGTCCCATGTACTTGCAACGGCCTTGGTGGCAACCATACCCCGACAGTGGCTTACGACACTTGCAATTCCGTCGTTGGAACTGTCCCAAGTTTAAAACGAACCACTAGACGCCTTTTCATTAAAAGATTTCTCGGCTTCCTTCATAATTTGATACCCCATAGGAGTATCCGGCGCCAAGGTTGGGGCTTGGAGTACATGCATCAGCTCGGTGAAGTGGATCTTCCAAAGGTCTAGAGCCTCAGCAATTTGCTTTTGTAGATCTTCACTGTAGCGATCTCCACGTGTACTGAGCAAGGCAACGAAGACATCTGTTTGAAACAAGATCCGATCCACTAACATAAGGCTGCGCATGTGTGGGTCATGAATTAAGCTCAGGCGTTCTAGAGAAGACTTAGTAAACTTACAAAAGCCGCGCACGAGGATTGCCTCTTCTTCCAGCCGGTCCTGGGCACGCACGCAACGATCATGATCGGTACATTTATTATCCTCGTTGTGGCAGATTAAGCGGCGATTGGATGACATGCTGAATAAAAAGTGGAAACTAAAAAAACATCACAATCAGAATAAATACACAAATAATGGGACAACAAGCCTGTAAGAACTTACATGACCTCAGTAATATCTGCGATATTTGGTTGTGTGCTACTAAGGTTCAGGACATCAAGAGTGAAAGTGGATCGCCCAGCATTCAATTCCTTGTAGACTTTAAGCCCAATGTTAATTATATGAATATTCCCATAGAGCGCGGGTTTCTTAAAGTTTTCCCGAGTATCCCCACGTCTAAAATGATTCAAGGCTTACAGTACGAGATCAAAGTGTATAGGGATGTTGTTTCCCCGTTGGTCAACTACAATGTTTGCCCGAACTTTATCCGCTACCTGGCTAGTGGAAGCTGTGGCCTACGAGAGTTTTATTATTATTTTAAAAGTGATGAAGTTAGTATCTCGGCGACTGCAAGACACCCCTAATGATCCTATTGAAGATGTATATGTTTGTAATCCAGAAATGTTTAATCAAAATGGACAATTAATAACTGAAGCTCGGCGGCAACATTTGGTGGCTAAGGGACAGTTACAAGAACTCAAGGAAGCTCAGGCTAAGATTCGACAGCTTGAACAACAGGCAGACCCTAAACTTCAAGACGACTTGAGGGCGGCAAAGGCACAAGTGCAGGAACTGCAGCAAGAATTAACCGATACCCAAGCAGAGTTGACACAAGTCAAGAATCAACTTAGGTCTGCTACAATTGCTGGAGCCGCCGGGGTGGCTGCTGGAGCTGTGGGTACTGTAGGAGCCTTAGTCTTGCGATAATCAAACCATCAAGCTAGGCCACCACGCCAATAACACAGCCCTTAGCATCATTTAACTTACGATACAATCATTGCTGTTACCACTACCCAGCCGCTCCACACAGTCTGAACATCTACCCGATCCATCTAAGGTTTTAACAAGGCCACACCCAGTACACTTAGGAACGTAGGTTGTCTTGCCACCGCATTTTTCACATTTAGAATTTGACTCAACCCATCCATAACGACCACATCTTCTACAATTTGCGTAAGGCATTTTTTTTATTAGTACATAAGATCTTTCAATAACTCTTGAAATAGACGGATGGCTGTATCCCAATCATCGGCCGCAATAGCCAGGATCGAACGTGCAGCAATAATGAGGCCAGAGTACATAGGAGACGCACTGTGTGGGTCCTGGCCTGCAAAGTCGACCAGTTGTTTCCCTATGCCTGGTTCAGCTAAGTATTGTCGAATAATTCCAGGACCATCACGTCTTACATGATCACTGGGGGGCGCCAGCGTTGCGTAGCTGTAAAGATCTTCCATGTCACACCTGAAAACGAACGTTCGTCCACAGGCATGTACTTGTTGTAGATTCCGCATCAAAGGATCCGTGAAAGCCACCAAGTCTCGGTATGCACCTTGAGTCTTTTGTTCGTAATCTTTTCCTTCATCGTAACGATAACCCCAAACCTGGTATAAGTTGGCAGCTTCATGGATGCGCTTGACCTCGGCCGGGGAAAAGTATCTATCATCATTATATTGCTTCGAGATCTTGACCAAGTCATCCAGGTCGTTCCAGAAATCTTCGGTGGTGGTCAGGTCAATCACATCTTTGTCTTTCGGTGTGTCCTCGCCCTGTACATCGTCCTGTGTTAGGTCAATAATCTCGCGTGGCGGAACTTGCAACATTATATTTGAAAGTCCGAAAGTCCGTCAATATTTTCAAAATTTGAAAGGCCGAAAGTCCGTCAAAAAGATGCGGCTCTTGCAAGTCCTATCCAAGTCTCAGCTGTCTAAAGTGGAATTATTTCAAGATGGAAACGTAAAAGTGATCAAAAAGAGTTGTCGTTTGTTTGGACAGCATGAGAAAGAATTGCGCTTACTTCAACTCTTGAACCATGTTCAGATCTACGGATGCGGACACGACCAACACGACGGCTTCTACATTTTGATGGAGTATGTTGAAGGTGGGGATTACTTGGAGTGTGTATCAAACAGGAACAAGTGCTTCAACATGTGGGAAGCTATGCACATAATCTATCAAGTGTTGCATGATTTACAATATCTCCGTGATGTGGGCTACTTTCACGGGGATGTTACCCTTGAAAACATCTTGTTGCACCGTACTAAAGGCGCGATCTTACATGACTTTGAGTATTGTGAATCTCTCGAAGTACCCTTGCCTATCTCTAAACGTGGTAAGCCGCATTATGTAGCTCCAGAGCTTTCCAAGCCTCAACTTCAAGGTTTGCAGTATGATGTGTGTGCCTGTGACATCTACAGTCTGGGCAAATGTTTACTCTACTTGTGCTTCAAGGATATGCGTGTCCAAGACCTCAACCTGGCCCCGGATGCCTTACAAGTCTTACTGCGCGGCATGCTGAATGAACACTGGGAACAAAGGTTTACCTTGGATACCTGTATGGAGTACATTGAGAGACTCAGCGAACCTCAACGATTTTATCTGGTACCGGCTTCTCAAATTTGTTTGTCTAAATAATAAAAAACCAATCAAGCATGTCTCAACGTTGTGCCAGTCCGTACTGTAATAGACAAAACTTTTCTATTAAGAATCAATTCTTACCTTATAATCCTCCTATGAGGCCCCAATACTTTCAGAATTCCTGTGGCCAAATAGGCGCCCAGTGGACTAGTGTTGCGGGAACGTTTGGTAACTGTCCAGGTTCTAAGGTTTGTGCAGGTATGCCACCGTACGACTGGATCTGCCCCACCTCTAGGTACTGTTACTCACAAACTACAGATTTAGTGGGTTACACACCCCAAGACATATGCCGTAACATTCATTGGGCGCGACGCAAAAGCAGAACATGTGCATCACAATGCTCAAATTGTTTTAATTAATAATAAAAATGAAAATTCGTTAGGCAAAATTACAGTCTCAGAAACCAAGGTAAGATCTATAACTTCTATACATTTGCTGAAGTTGTTCTGGCTCCTGGCAATGGCACTATTAAAGGAGTAGAGAAATCACGACATCCACTTACTATGGTAGTAGCAACGTTTGGGATTTGGGAAGAATTTGCGGTTTGTGTTATAATTCGACAAGCATTATATGTATTATCACCAGTGGCTGAATTATCATTAACAGAACCAAAAGTGGAATTACTAAACAATAACAACCCCGAAGTGTTTTGAACCAATAAATTATCGCTGATAAAGGTATTCGTAAATCTGCAA